GGTGTGCCCATAATAAACTATGTAGAACAAGAACTTACCACACTATTGAGGCCAGATGTGAACATTTGGTTTGAGCCCGTGGACCATAAATAACTTCATGGACACTACAGATATTGAAAAGAAAAGCCTTGAAGCTCATGTTGAGTTATGTGCCGAGCGTTACCGCATGCTAGAACTCAAGATTCAAAATGTTGAGTCAGATGTGGGTTCCGTAAAAACCATGATGTCAGAAGTGCATGGCATGATGCAAAAAATGGCAGCCAAACAAAATGATCGACTGATCAGTTGGGGAATTGGTATCATTGGATTCCTAATAGGGCTGGTGGGTTGGTTGTTGGCACATTATGTATTAAAATGAAAGCCAGTCGCAAACTTGCTGCATTGGCAGAACGAGAACTGCCCCGTATCCTTGATCAAGTGATCATTGAGGACGGAGAAAAATACCGAGTGTTTGGCAGATACACCATACATCCTTCAGAAGGCTTGTTTCAAGTGCGTTTAAGAGATGATGCTGTGGGTGTATTTTCGGGCACAAAATCTGCATTGGCCTGGTGCATAGCAGACAACCTACACAGATTTAATCTAGCTAGACAGATCAAAGAACTAGATCAATCCATCACAAGATTACGAAATGACATATATGTGCGGCGTAGCCTAGCCGAACGCACATCAGGGCATACCTGGGAAAACTTGATCAATAAGACAAGTGCTAGGCAAGAACAAAGCCAGGTACTGGAAAAAGAACTAGCGAAATGTATAAATTTGGCTAAATACTGGCAACTACGAGGAAACTCAGATGAAACTAAACGAACTGGCCGTAACACGCCCCACACAACAACTCGCTAAAGTATTCGAGGGTCATTTTGATCAACGAGTTCAAATCGATTCGCTGAATCGCAAGCAACTGCACAGCATGTATCGCCAAGTGCGCGGTGCGTTGAACGAAGTACGATCAAGCCCTGCTCGTCATCACAGCGAAAAGAATCCAGCGTATCTCAAGATGATGATGATGGAACAGGCACTGGCTGACCGGATCTATGAAGATGAGATGGCAGGAAATCCTCAGACTGGCGAACCAACTGCTGGTGTAAATCCCCAACAGGCCGCTGCCATGGCTGCTAAACAAAAAGTGGATACTGTTAAGAAACTTGAAACTGATCTTGAAGCAAAGAAAAAAGAAGTCACAGACCTCCAAAATCAACTTAACGCTGCCAAGACCAGTGTCACAGTGCAAGAATGGCGTCGTCGTGCTCAAGGCCATGGTTACTATCTCAGCGAAGGCGAAGTGCAACAAGCCCAAGTAGTGTTGGCTGCACAAGACATGGTTGACAAGATGCAAGACATGATCGAAGACAGCACCGAGATGCAATTCAAAGAACTACCAGCTTTGGTTGATTCAATCAAGAACCAAATCGGTCAAGAGCAAGCAGCACAATTCAACAATGATGCACAGGCAGCACTCAGCGGTTTGGTACAAAACTTGCAAGGCAGCAAACAACAACTGGAACAAGCACTAGGTGTTGTGACCGGACAAGGTCCTGTAGCCATGCCAGGTGCAGGTATGCCTCCAGCAGGTGGCGATATGGGATTGGCGGGACCTCCTCCGGGCGAAGAACAAATAGATATATCAGCCACCGAACCTATTGAACCGGGTGCAGCCGCTCCAGCAGCAGCTCTAGGTCGCGAGCGCAGATAATGCGGATCAATGAAGTAGAAGCTGACGACACCGCAGACAGACTCATGGCCTTGGCCCAGTTTGCTGTGGGCCGAGCTCAAGATACTTCTGCTAAAATGCAAATGCCCGTGGCAGCATTCATCCAGCGAGCACAAAGTATGGGCATAGATATCAACCCAGACACCCTACAAAGTCTGGTCAGCCAACCTCCACTCAACGGTATATTCAATCCTATGTCACCGGATGCAGTTGAACTCACATTCAAAGGTGGGGACAAACCTGGACCGGTCACAATGCCAGTGAACCAAGCACAAGACATCGTGGCCAACGCCGCAAAATCCGCAATGAACAAAGACCGCGGCGTCTAATCCAAACCGATTGACACCGCGGAGTAAATACCTTACAATGTAAGGAAACACACTATGGCATATTCAAATCAAGTAATCGATCATTATGAGAACCCACGCAATGTAGGAAGCTTCGCCAAGGACGACACCGATGTCGGAACTGGCATGGTGGGAGCCCCCGCATGCGGTGATGTAATGAAACTCCAGATCAAGGTAAAAGATGGCATCATCACAGACGCAAGATTCAAAACCTACGGATGCGGCAGTGCTATTGCGTCCAGTAGTCTTGTTACCGAGTGGGTTAAAGGTAGGTCGTTGGACGAAGCCGCAGCTCTTAAAAATTCAGAGATTGCTCAAGAACTCGCGCTGCCACCTGTCAAAATCCATTGTAGCATCCTTGCTGAAGACGCCATCAAAGCCGCAGTAGAAGATTATCGCAAACGGCATGATCTCGTTCACTGACACGGCTCGAAACAAAATCCAACGACTACTAGAGAAACGCGGCGGCGTGGGAATTCGGTTGGCAGTGAAAACTACAGGTTGCTCTGGACTGGCTTATGTGTTAGAATATGTTAACGAACACACTGCCGACGATACCACGATAAACTATGCCCAACCTGGTTTCTCTGTGATAGTGGACAAACGACACGAAGTATATCTTTCAGGTATGACCGTGGACTATGTGCGCCAAGGGCTCAACGAGGGATTTGAATTCTCAAATCCCAACGAGCGCGATCGCTGCGGATGTGGAGAAAGTTTTAGAGTTTAACTTGTACAATCCAAAATTTAACTATCAACCCATACCCAGAGTCACACTAGAGGGCAAAAGATTTTATGCCACACCTGATGGCAACAACTTACCATCAGTGACCACCATCCTTGACAAGACCAAGAGTGAAGCCAGCAAAGCAGCACTACACAATTGGCGCCGTGCTGTGGGTGTAGAAAAAGCACAACAGATAACCACAGAAGCTGCCAATCGTGGCACCAGGATGCATACCTATCTTGAGGACTATGTAAAGAAAGGTGAGATCAAAGAACGCGGAACCAACCCATTCTCTTGGTCGAGTCACGAGATGGCCAAGACTGTGATCCGTGATGGACTAAAAAATGTTTCAGAATTTTGGGGTATAGAAGTTCCGCTGTACTTTCCAAAAATCTACGCAGGTACAACTGATGGTGCTGGTATACATCTAAATGAAGAATCCATCTTAGACTACAAACAAACCAACAAACCCAAGAAGCGCGAGTGGATTGATGATTACTTTGTGCAGTTATGCGCCTATGCAGAAGCACACAATGAACTGCATGGCACGAAAATACGCAAAGGCGTAATCCTGATGTGTGTAAAACCTGATGTTGATGTGAATCACAATCTTATCTCAAAACCGCAGTATCAGGAATTTGTGTTAGAAGGCACAGAATACGATCGCTATCGTGATCTGTGGTGGCGTAAAGTAGAAGAATACTACACCAAACACATCTAGCAGCCCAGGCGGATTCTGGCTAAATACAGCACAGAATTAGGACTCCCATGGCAATAGTTCAAGTATCACGAATCACAAACCGTAAAGGTCTAGCAGAAAACCTGCCGCAATTAGCTGGCGCTGAATTGGGCTGGGCCATTGACGACCGCCGATTGTACATTGGCAATGGCACATTACAAGACGGCGCTCCTGTAATAGGTAATACAGAAATTCTCACTGAGTTTTCTGACATTCTATTAGTAGGTGGTGCTTATACCTACAAGGGCGAAGCCGCTGGCTATACTGTACAAACAGGCGCTACCTCAGGCAGCCCGGTCAGTTTGAATCTACAGCAATGGCTTGATCAATTTGCTAGTGTGTTGGACTTTGGTGCAGTGGGCGATGGCGTCACAGACGACACAGAAGCCATCAATCGTGCTCTGTATCAATTGTATTGCAGAGAATCCAACCCACAGATCCGCCGTTCGTTGTTCTTTCCGGCAGGAGAATATCTAGTTAATGAATCGATTGTGATTCCTCCATATGCTATGTTGTACGGTGAAGGTATCAATTCCAGCGTGATCGTAATGGACACATCTAGCCCGACCTCGGCTCTCAGTGAGTATGTGGCAAGATTTGGGGATAGTTTACAGCAAACAGGTGTGAATATTGGTAATAATGGTGCTACACCTCCTCGGGATATAATGATATCCAACATGGGATTTAAGAGTTTAGACCTAGTAGATGTGTTCTTGGTAGAAGATGCCGAACAATGTACTTTTGTAGATGTGAGTTTCCAAGGCTCATTGACTACTACCGATCTGGTAGATACTGTGGACAACATAGCCGGTGTGCGTTTTGCATCCACTTTAAGTTTAGTATGCAATAGCATCACCTTCCGTAGATGTCTATTCAGTGGCACTACCTGGGGATTGAATACTCCTAATCAAGTGGCCGGTGTGTTGATTACCGAAAGCACATTTAATACCTTGTATCAAGGTATCTTGTTAGGCGACCCTACTCCAATAAATGGCGGTCCTACTGGATTTAGAATCCTAGGCAATGTGTTTGATAACATCTATGAACAGGGCATCAGTATCGCAGCCAATACTGGACTGAATGCCAGTGGATACAACATGTTCTATGATGTGGGTAATCACTTCAATGGAACCACTGCGCCATCTGCATCAGTAATTGATTTCATAGGACAGAACAATGTCAGCATTGGTGACATGTTCCAGCGTACATCGGCTTATTCTACTACCTATCCTAGAATCAATATCAACAATGGTGTCAGCATTGCCATTGACAGTGCTAATCAGATTCAGCAAGGCGTGTATATTCGTGAAACCGGAGTTCGCGGTACATTGTTGGATAACACTGCTTCACAAACTATATTGACCTTTGATGCTACTGCGATTCGGGCTGTTCAGATTGATTACACCATCACTAGGGATACCAGTACCAGGACCGGAGTTTATATTATTGTTGCCGGCACAGATTCCGCCGGCGCCAACTTGAATGGTCAAGACTCAGGAGTGGAAAATGTGTCTCCGGGTGTGACTTTCTCTGTAAGTGAAACCGCCAGCATCGTGAGTTGGTTGGCTACAACTACCAGTACCGGCAATGATGCCATTATAAATTATTCAGTAACCAGACTTGCTTGATGTGGTGTTCAACTTTTGAACAACGCCTAGCGGCGTGGAACTCTTTACGCGATCGTGTTCGCGATCAATCCAAATCAGATGCCTTGGCTGAGATCAATGCCTGGTGGCAAAAAACTCCTTGGCGTGCATATCATCTACACTGGGACGATCGGCAAGATTGGCCAGATCCTTGGCAACTTTTGAGCGATAATATCTATTGTGATCTTGCTCGCGGGCTAGGAATCCTGTATACTATCACTGTGCTGGATCGCGATGATATGCAAGACGCTGAATTGATAGAAACCGAACAAGGCAATTTAGTCCAAGTGGAAGGTGGAAAATATATATTGAATTGGGGTCGTGACCTTGGCTTAAATACCAACCTCCAACAAAGCAAACATCACATCGCGCAAAGCGAAGTAAAACTACAACTATATTGAGCAGAAATGACACAGATCACAGTTATCAAACGCAATGGCCGCAGAGAGCCACTAGCACTAGAAAAATGGCAGACACAGATTGCCAAGGTATGTTCGGGTATAGCAGATGTCAGTCAAAGCATGGTAGAGATCAAAGCACAGATGCATTTCTACGATGGAATCACAACCAAAGAGATCGATGGCATCACATTACGAGCCATCGTGGATCTCATTGATGTGGAATCCAATCCTGATGTAGGGCATACCAACTATCAATATGTGGCTGGCAAACAACGCTTATCAATGCTACGCAAAGATGTGTACGGCAGCTACGACCCACCGCACCTATACGAAATCGTAAAGAAGAATGTCTCAACGGGTCTCTACACACCTGAATTGCTTGAGTGGTATTCAGAGGACGATTGGAATCGAATGCAGGACATGATCGATCATGACAAGGATGAGAATCTCAGTTATGCTGCTATTGAACAATTGATCGAAAAATATCTTGTGAAGAATCGTGCCACTAAGGAAACTTATGAAACACCTCAAGTTCGTTACATGGTTGCAGCGGCCACAGTGTTCCATAAGGAAGAGCCCAACACAGCCAGGATGCGGTATATCAAGGAATACTACAATGCAGCCAGTGATGGTTTGTTTACACTCGCTACCCCTGTGCTGGCTGGATTGGGGACACCTACCAAGCAATTCAGTTCTTGCGTTCTTATCCGTAGTGATGATGACTTGGATAGCATTTTTGCCTCAGGAGAGATGATGGCCAAGTATGCCAGCAAACGAGCCGGCATTGGTCTTGAAATTGGAAGACTGCGCCCATTGGGCAGTCCCATCCGTGGTGGAGAAATCATGCATACCGGCATGATACCTTTTTTGAAGAAGTGGTTCGGTGACTTACGCTCGTGCTCACAAGGAGGTATCCGCAATGCAAGTGCTACTGTTTTTTATCCTATTTGGCATCATCAGTTTGATGATCTTATTGTTCTCAAGAACAACCAAGGCACAGAGGAAACCCGTGTGCGACACATGGACTACGGTGTGGTTCTATCCGCATTTTTCTGGCGGCGTTTTAAGAACAAGGAAAACATAACATTTTTTGACCCTAACGAGGTTCCTGATTTATATGAAGCATTTTATAAAAATACTCAACGGTTTGAAGAACTTTATGTCAAGTATGAAAAGCAGAAAGGCCTGCGTAAGAAAACGATGGCTGCGGAGGAAGTTTTCAAGAGTGGTATTCTCAAAGAACGAACAGACACTGGACGTATATATCTAGTGTTCATTGACAATGTGATGGACCAAGGACCGTTTGATCCGGAATATCACACCATTTACCAGAGTAACCTTTGCTGTGAAATACTTTTACCTACTGTTCCCTTTAAGCGGCTGGATGATCCTACTGGTCGCATCGCACTTTGCACACTGGGAAGTCTCAACTGGGGAGCCTTCCGTAATCCAGAAGATATTCGTCGCGCTGCCCGCATTCTGCACCGCAGTCTCAATAACATTCTTGATTACCAAGACTTCTTATCCATCCAATCAAAACTGTCCAACGACGAGATCCGCCCACTCGGAATCGGCATCACTAACCTTGCCTACTGGCACGCCAAGAGAGGCCTGCGTTACGGGGAGAAGGATGCTCTAGCTGAAATCAAATCTTGGATGGAACACATGGCATTCTATCTCACAGAAGCTAGTGTGGAACTGGCACAAGAGCGCGGTGCTTGCGTAGGAAGCGAACATACACGCTACGGCAAAGGAGTATTTCCTTGGGAACTCAGAGCTCGTGGTGTGAATGAACTCACTGACTTCTCTCCTGAACTGGATTGGGAAACGCTACGCACTAACATGAAAACTCATGGTGTGCGTAATGCCACGCAGATGGCAGTGGCACCTGTGGAATCTAGCTCAGTGGTTATAAACTCAACCAATGGTATTGAAATGCCCATGAGCCTGATCAGTGTTAAAGAAAGCAAGGCCGGTAGTTTTGTACAAGTAGTTCCTGAGTATCACAAGTTGAAAAACAAATATCAGATGATGTGGGAACAAAAGGATTGCGAAGGCTATCTCAAAACAGCAGCAGTGATTGCAGCGTATGTGGATCAAAGTATCTCAACCAACACATTCTATAATCCTGCACACTTTGCTGATCGCAAAGTACCTACCACATTGATTGCCCGGAACCTCATGCAATCACATGTGTGGGGATTGAAAACTTTTTATTATAGTCTAATCAACAAGCAAGGTAGCAAAGAGGTAGCAGAGGATGCACCACTTATGCCCATTGACTTTGATGAGGGTGAAGACTGCGAAGCATGTAAACTTTAAAGGAAAAAACATGAAAAAATTATTAGTTATATTAAGCGTACTAGTATTAGCGGCTTGCAATAAAGCACCTGCTCCTACTGCAACATCAAACACATTTACTCCCTCTTTTGTAGTAGACTATAACAAGTGCGGAACTGATCCGGTTGTGTCGGGCAACTCGGTGACATTCGGTGCAGGATCAACTTGCGAAGCAGGTAGACTTGTATCCAGTCAAGGCTATGTAAACATCACACAGATCAAAGCAACAGTTGATTTGTCTAAACTATCACAGAACTATGTTAACGCTAGTTTCTATATGGTATCAAACCCAGTTCAGCCTGGTGTTCAACCAAAAGGAACTAACTACTGTGATGCAGGTGGTAATGGTAATCAATGGAATTGCCAAGAGATTGATTTCTTAGAAACAAATGGTAACAAGATTACACAAACTACCATGCATTTAGGTACAGGTGGTTCTAGTGCTCCTCAACGATTTGAGTATTCATTCGCAGACACAGCAAATAACAGTTGCTTCAATTACTCAACAATGACCGGTTCACCTACTGCTACTAACGGATTGCACAGCATGGTTGGTGTTATTGATATGAGCAAACCATTTGATATGGTAACTGATTTTATATATGGAACAACTCCTACAATGACAGTGACATATTCACAAAACGGTAAGAGTGTAGTAGTGTATGATAGTTCTGTTGGTTCAGGCGCAGAAGGTAGTGGAACAGTTGATATGTCATCATTGGTGGCTAGTATGAAGAATGGGTATTGGTTGAATCTATCTTTCTGGCAAGGATATAGCCCAACAGGCCCCAGTTCTGCACCATGGTGGAACAACTCTTGCCCCTGGGGTGCATTGTGCAATACTACAGGAGGATACTGGAGTATTAGTAACATCCAAGTAACTGCCGATAGCGTCATACTATGAGCCAAGCACAATACAACCTAACCACCCGGACCGATTATCTCAGCCGTAAGATGTTTCTGGATCCTGAAGGTCCTGTAACCATCCAACGCTTCGAAGAAGTCAAATACAACAAGATACAAAAGATTGAACAGACTGCTCGGGGATTCTTTTGGGTACCCGAAGAGATCAGTCTCAGCAAGGATGCCAACGATTTTAAAGATGCCAGTGATGCGGTTAAACATATCTTCACTAGTAACTTGTTGCGCCAAACAGCATTGGATAGTTTACAAGGTCGCGGCCCGGCACAAGTATTCACTCCTTGTGTGAGCTTGCCAGAACTAGAAGCATTGATGTATAACTGGAGTTTCTTCGAGACCAACATCCATAGCCGTAGTTACAGTCATATCATCCGTAACATCTATAATGTTCCCAAGGATGTGTTTAACACCATCCATGACACACAAGAGATTATCGACATGGCGTCAAGCGTGGGCAACTACTACGACAAACTGCATGAGTTGAATTGTTTCAAAGAGATCAATCCAAAGACTGTGAGTGAAGAATCACACATCCGAGCCATCTGGATGGCCTTGCATGCCAGCTATGCCCTAGAAGCATTCCGCTTCATGGTATCGTTTGCCACAAGCCTGGCCATGGTAGAGAACAAAATCTTCATTGGTAATGGCAACATCATCAGTTTGATCCTGCAGGATGAACTGTTGCACAAAGAGTGGACAGCGTTCATGATCAACCAGGTCATAAAAGAAGATCCACGATTTGCAAAAGCCAAAGAAGAATGTGAAGCCGAGGTATACGAGTTATACATGGATGTGATCCGTGAAGAAAAAGCCTGGGCCGACTACTTGTTTAACAAAGGTCCAGTGATTGGACTTAATGCCAACATCCTCAAAGATTTTGTGGATTACACAGCGGTAGGCGCACTCAAAGACATTGGTATCAAGTATCAATCACCTGCACCTAGAAATACTCCTATTCCTTGGTTCAATAAGCATTCAGATACATCCAAGAAACAAACTGCACTGCAAGAGAACGAATCAACTAACTATGTTATCGGTGTGATGAGCGAAAGCCTTGACTACGACCAATTACCAAATCTATAAGGAGAACACAATGAAAGCCATAGTCTGGAGCAAAGACAATTGCACATTCTGCGACCAAGCTAAAGCTCTGTTAGAGCAACGCAACATCGCATATGAAGAAAAGAAAATCGGGCACGGATACACCCGAGAAGACTTGTTGGCAGCAGTGCCCACAGCAAGAGCAGTACCACAGATTTTTGTGAACAACAACCATGTTGGCGGGTTCCCAGAACTGAGACAATACATCGAACAAACCGCCGGCGGATACGGAGATTAAATGCTAATAGATAAAGGCGTCAGCCCAAACGAAGTGGTCACATTCAAACTCACATCAGGTGAGGAACTGGTGGCCAGACTTAATGAAGAAACCCCTACACACTACAAACTTTCAAAACCCATGGTCATTGCTATGGGTGCAAAAGGGCCCGGGCTCATGCCCTATTTGTTCACTGTATCACCTGACAAAGATATCTCTTTGAGCAAAACCACCGTGACCGTGGCTGTGGCCAGCGATAAAGGATTTGCTGACCAATACATGCAAAGCACCACCAATATCCAATTGGTCTGACATTTTTTACCCATAAATAAAGCATGGGACATAGATTTGTGATCATGCGTGGCAATACTCTTGCTGAGTATGATCGCTATGAAAATATCCCGGATGATTTTGATCATGTGATAGAGTTTCTTCCTGAGATACCGCCGGAGCCACACACTCCGGAACAGCACGAAGAAATTGATTCATGGAATGATAAATTTTTAAGACTCATGGAGATTGAACATGCCCGCAGCCGCTAGAAAAGGCGATCAAGGAACACCACATTGCAGTGGATATACTATTGCTGAAGGCAGCGGAGATGTTTTTATCAATAATATCGCCGCTGCTAGACAAGGTGATAATTCAACACCGCATCTAAAGCCCGGACCTGGAAAGCCTCCCTGTAGCGTCCATTCTGCCTCAATCTCTAGAGGAAGTTCCACAGTTTTTGTTAACGGAATATCTTTGGCCAGGGTAGGCGACCCGCTGGCTGGGTGTACTTCTGTGGGCCAGGGTAGCCCGGATGTTTTTGCAGGATAACACATGGTAGTAAGTGTACTAACACCTTTACAAATGATCGCTGGAGCCACATTAAGCAACAATGGCGGAGTGAGCTTGGCCAACACTTGGACTGCTGCTGTTGGTAGTTATACCGGTACTACACTGATCTCGGATTATTTTTCTGCTGTGAGTGCTGCTTATTCAAATACCGCTGCCAACATCAGCAGTAATACATTGAGTTACATGGTTACATTCTGCTCCGGCACTGTTCCGGCTCTGGCCGATAACACACCGGCAGCCTATTCTGGTCTGGGTACTAATGCATTGTCTGGATTCACTGGTATAGTAAATTCACAAGGCAGCAGTTATCTTGGCAATGGAAATGTCACGGTATTTGCACAGGTATTTTCCGCTGCCCAAGGCTATGTGACCACCACCAACGATTATATCAATACCAGCATCAATAGCCAGACCTATCTTGGATCGACTTTCACCACAATGAATAGTCTAGTTACTGGTAATCTCAGTGACACCACTTTGGCCATGGGAACATTTGGTGCTGATCTTGCCAAACTAGGACAGCTGATTGATTTAAACAATCTAGGAAACTTTGGATCTCCTGGTGCATTGTTTAGACAGTTGATCACCTTGACAAACATCACCCCTGGGATTCGTACTGCATTGATACAGGCCGGGTTAGATGAGGCCAGCATTGGTAATCTCACTAACCCTAATATCAATGTGGATACCAATGTGCAACGATTGGCATACATTGGCATGCAGAATGTCACTGGCACTGATCTAGAACAGGTATTGGCTATATTTGGTGTGACTACTCCTAATATCACGACCATGGCTGACTTGTTAAATCCTGTGAAGATCTTTCCTAACAGTTTTCCTAGCCTCACAGTGAGAACTTATAATCAGGATGCCACTTCGGTATTACGAGCCATCTACGATAATAACCAAGGGGTTGTAAATTCAAAATTATTGATCTATCTACCAAAGTATGTGTTGTTACTAGCAGGGCCAAATACCATCACCTATGAGCGTCTCAGTAGGATCATACCTTCTGACCAAGCATTGGCTAACAAAGCCATCCAGGTGAGTTTGCAACAGATCAAAAATATCAGTACTCTCACATTGTTCCAGTTGGCCACAGCATTTAGCAATATGGAGACCACTAGAGACCTGCCCGCAATATCCGCATTGCAAGAAGCAGTACCGGCATCTGTGGCTGCTTACTATAACAGCACCTATGCCACAGGCAGCGGGCCTAATGGCACATTGGTCATAACCGATCTATTAGGAGCAGCCGTGGGAATACCATTTACTAGTGATCTCACCAATGTAACTACTACAATCAATTCAATGACCACAGCAGGTATACTAGGCACATTGATTGTGACCTATGTAAGGATGAAAGACACTGTGGATGGGGTTTACAATACAGGTGTGGGCAATACTGTGCTCATACCCGCAGGTCCAGGAGCAGGAACATACAGCAATGTGGATTTAGCATTGAGTGCTTTGATCAGCAACGCTTCATCTGAAGTGTCCGGTATACAAAGTTCATATCCCACACAAAGTGCTAACCTAAACGCCAACTTTACTGACATGGCATCAAGTCTTGTTACAGAAAATACCAATCTATCTTTGGCCAGTATAGATATCCCCAACTTGTTGACCACAGGTCGTGGACCAATCATGAGCTTTGTACAGACTTTACCTAGCTACGGGATAAACACTGAAGAGAATGGGCCTAGCCAATTCCTTGAAACTGTGGCGGATCTCGACACACAAGGTGGCCAAGCCATAGTGGCATGTTTAAGAGAAGGCAGGAACATTGCTGTATTGAATGCAGTGAATGTAGGTGTGGATACTAATATACCGGCTACTCCAACTTCGGTTCCACCACAGGCAAATTTGATTCCTAGTACCTATTCCGACGCAGAAGCAGCCAATTTGGTCGTAAAATAGCACGGATATCAGTATTATTACTAAGTAACATGTGCCACAAGCACACCTAACAATTTTAAAAAGGAAAAACTTCATGAAGAAATATGCTTTACTCTTGGCCCTGGCATTGGCCGCAAGTGCTGCTACAGCACAAACCGCTCCCCAAGTCAGTGTCTATGGCAAAGTGCGTGAATATCAAGAATCATACACAGCTGGTACTGCTAGTGCTCTTACACGCTTGACCAATGACTCAAGCCGTCTAGGTGTCAAAGCCACTGCTGATGTTGGTGATGGTATCACTGCTGGTGCTGTGATTGAAACTGGCGTAGCAATGGATGCACCAAGTGCTACCACCCTAGGCGATCGCACCGCCATCTTTAGCTTGAGCAACAGCTTGGGTTCTTTGGGCATGGGCCGTGACAAGCACTCAGTGACTCGTGTGTTGGACGGATACGATGCATTCGACAATGCGTACGGCACCATCGTGACCACAATTCACTCTGCACAAGGCAGCCGTTTACAAAATGGTTTGTTCGTGAACACAGCAAGTATCGCTGGCTTCACTGGACAATATGTGATGGCCAATAGTGAAACAGCCGGAACTACTAATGTTCAAACTGGTAGCATCGGTTACACTTTAGGACCTTTGTCTGCTATGGTTGCTCGTTATGATGACAGCAGCACTAGTCTTAGCACCATCGTTGGTGTGAAATACAAACTGGCTAGTACTGGAACCACTGTGTTCGGAATGTATAGCGATGACAAGGTATCTAATGTAAGTACCACAGGTTCTAGCGTTGGTATCAGCCAAGCCGTTAGTGACCGTGTTAGTGTGCAAGGCACATACGGTCAGACCAACACCAGTGTGACTGGTCGTGGCTTGGGTGTAACATATGCAATGAACAAAGCATTGAGTTTCCATGGTCGTTGGAGTTACCTCGACGCTGCTACTGATGTGAACCAATACGGTGTGGGCGTAGAATTCAACTTCTAAATTGTCGACAAACAATAAAAACCCCTGCCTAGGCAGGGTTTTTTTGTGGGGTTAGTTAGCGCCGAAGGAAACTGCGTTTGATTAGATCTTGTATTTTATTGAGATCACAACCAATATCTATTACTATCCGATGCTGGTTGCTGCGGTTCACTACCCAATGAGCGTGTTGGTAATTGTTGATTAAAAAAACATCACCTTCTTGGATTGGGATATTGCCCCAATCTAAAAACCCAAACTCACAACCGTCAGGCCATGTCACAGCAGCATATACCTTGTTGAGCCATTTGTTACCAGTGCATAGATCATAGTGTGGTTGATAATATCCCTGGGGACCCAATACATAATAACTCACGACATTGATAGCATCATCATCTAAGAATGAATTTATCCATTTTCTCACCGGATGATCACTACCAAGATGCCATGTAAAATCCATGTCATGCCTGTGTTTCTTGCACAAACCATCTTCGTCGTCACTGTAATGGTCTTGATCATGGATGTAGCTGTCAGTGGAAATTTTGTTTATCCACTCTTCCCAGCTTTTTGGACCAAACAGTACCTTTCCAGTCCAGGGGTAGAAATGAGTTCTTTCACCACCGTGCTTCCATTGATTTCGCCAAACGGTACTTTCGGTCACGGCATCACTTAATACTTCGGGAGAAAACTTTGGAACTTCAAGATCCAACTTCAGCCAAGGTAGTCCGGATGACAGTATTGAATCTAACTGTAAGGAATTTTCTCTGCTGAGATCATCTATTAGTTTTGTAGTCATTGTTGTGATTTGAAAATTTGGTTCTAAAATGCCATATAGGGAAATGAATATCTAATTCATATACTCCATCGAGATCAAATCTTGTACCCGGGCAATAATAAGATGGGCTAGATCGATAATCGAAATCAATCTGGTTGTAATCAGGATATTGTTTTCCTGTCAAGATAATCAAGTCCAGCTCAATGTAATCTATCTCTATATTTGTCATCTGCAACCATGTAGGGTGTTGATCATCCCACACTTTGCCCGAGAATTGAACCACTAACGCATCAATGGGTTTAAATTCTAGGTCACATATTATCTTGCCTGACCCTGATTGGACTTCGTGGTTATGAGAAAATCTTTCAAATCTTGTGCCTACGGATATTGTTGGAGTGCATCCGTTTATTTCAGAAATGTAAGTTATCTCTACATGGGTCATGCAGTATATAGTTGACTTACTAATTTGATGGTAATTTCTAAATTCCAACTTGATTTGCAAACTAATCTTGTGGTAAAATCGCAACAATACTTGTGATTTTTCGGTTGACCAGTATTGCTCGAACTGCTATAATATGGACATGTTCAGAATAAAGGACTCAAAATGAGCAAGATGTCAGATCTATACATGGAAGTCGAACAGATGTTGGCGGAGGGAGAGCACCCTGCCCGCATCGCTCGACGCTTGGGCATCCCACTGAGCACGGTTTATGATGTGCTGGAAAGCATGCCAGAAGAAGACGAAATCGCAACTGGAGTTGGTGAATTCGGTTGACCCGTATTGTCCGAACTGCTATAATACACACATAGACAGCAACAAACAGGAGTTCCAAATGCAAGTTACTATTGACATCCCCAAAAAAGTCATAAACAACATCAAAAAATCTGCTGAGGTTTACGGCAATGTGACACCTACAGATGCTCAAATCAAAGAGTTTTTGAAATGGCATGTGCTGGGCATCTACACTGACTTCCACGGAGAAGACCTGGAACACATTACATCCGAAAATTTTAATTGAACTACCTCTCAGCAAGGAGCATCACATGCAAATCGCAAAAGTTCAAGTTGGTGAGCAACATAGCAAATACAGCAAGACTCGTATCTATGTTCACCCGCAAGGTGAGTCGCTGCGGGACAATCTGTCCAACCGCAACACTCGCCCACACACCGTCTACCGCAAAGAAGTGCTGCCCAAACTGTTCACGCAGTTGGGGTGGAATCCGGATACCAAAGTCAAGTGGAGCCAATACGCTGGTTGCTCTTGCCCTTGCTCGCCTGGGTTTGTGGTAGACAATGTTTACGGTCGCAACATCTGGGTTGATGTGGTTGACCAGTAACCATTTTTCGTTTACAATACATTTCATTCGTTAATTTTCTAGGAGGCTTTATGCTTTATACTTTCGCTGGTACTTCCGTTCTCAAAGGTGATGTCAAGGTTCGTTTTGCTAACTCTGACGCTCGTGCCAAACAACTGGCCAAACTGGGTGACACCGCTATCAACATCGTTGAACTGCCGTCCGCAATGGACAAGGCCAGTGCTGTGGCACACTTGTTGAGCCTGCCTGCTTTTGCTGATGTGCAGGACGCACTGAAGGCAGAGGTGGCTCCTCGAGCCAAAGCCAAGCCCGCTCGCACTTTGAAGGTGCGTGTGTCTAAGGTCAAGGCAGTAAAAGCCAAGACTCGTGTGGTGAAAGCACCTGTAGAAGTCACTGAAGCAGAAGTGGATGCACTGATGCAGGCTGCTTACGGCACCAAGTAAACATCATGTCAGGCTGGAATACACTCAGAAAGATCCAAGTTCTTAGAGAACGAGCAGACCTGCTGGGTATGCAGTTTGCTCCTTACAGGCATGATGACCCTAATGCGGAAAATGTGGCATTGATCCCCCGGGATCAGAACGCATTGCCTATCTACACTCGTGATGCTATTTTGTTTGCTGGGACATTGGATGATGCTGACTATTTCATGCGAGGCGTGCTGTGGGCACGAGAATACGATCGTATGACCGTTGATCAGAAGTTGGACGACAAGCGTGTTCGCAAAGAACAAGATCTGCGTAATCGTCAGTTATTGAAAACATTGAAAGATGGCGTAGTGACAAAAAAGGAGAAGGCATAATGGGATTGGACATGTATGCGTATGTGGCTGCTAAGGCTGGTGCCCAGGCAGACTATGACGAAGGGATGGCGTGGGACAAAGAAAAGGGTGCAATAGTAAATCCCAGTGTGACCCAGCCACGCGAGATCGCTTACTGGCGTAAACATCCCAACCTGCATGGCTGGATGCAGCGACTGTGGGTTCGCAAAACCAACGAACGCCTGGCCCAGGACCAGGGCCCTTGTGACAAAGCTGGGTGGTGGTCTGAGCCGGACCATGCAGGTGAGTTCAATGGTGTTGAACTTGAACTCACCTGGGATGACCTTGAACAGTTGGAACAGGATATCCGCAACAAAAATCTGCCCAGCACCACCGGATTCTTTTTTGGCGACGAGCGAGACAATGAATATCGAGAACAGGATTTGAAGTTTGTGCGCGAAGCCAAGGCTGAAGTGTTCTTGGGTCTTAAAGTTTTCTACAACAGTTCATGGTAGATTTTGAACTCAAATTTCGCGGAGCACCCGCTTTGCAATGCCAACTCAATGGTAGTGAGTTGTCTCGGCGATATTTAGGTCTATTGAAAAAGCAATACCATACAGATAGTTCTCCAATATTTCGAGATCAACAACTGTACACAACGGATTACTTTCGAAAATTGGCCATTACTGCAAAGACTGTATTGGGATGGACTTGGATAAGTGATGAATATGGAATCAACACTACTACCCAACTTCACAAAGATCTTGAAGAATATTTGTCAAAAGGGTTTGCACATATTCCTGAAGAACATGATCATCTGATACACGAGTTGCATTTTTGTTTGCATGCGATTGAAAGTGGTAGCAAAAGAGGAGCATGGCTCCAAATTGAATGGTTCAACGATGAAGGATTCAATATCAACTCCGACGAGTATCCGGCAAAGCTAAATCTTGACTTTGGCGATATTAGATTACAAAATCCCTATGTAGGGCACCATCCTTTATTTTTATATGATCAACAAGACGATATCAATGTTTCACAAACTTGTAAATTTCACGACTTTGTAAAGCCGGGTATCAACATTGTAATTGACAAAGTAATCAATGAAAGAGAATTTGATTGGCAAAAATATCTTAAATGGTTTGAAACAGTCGCACCAGACTTTGTATTGCAACATGGCTTAGAACAATTGAAAAAATTCACTGGTCACCCGGTGGTAGGAACTGTAATCAACAAATCTGATCTTGCTGAGTTGGTTGAACAGCCGGTACTTGAATTTGAATCTATTGTGTTTAATTATTGATCATGGTAAAAAAAATCTATTACGAAAAGGTGGGCGGGAAATATGTTCCTGTGGCCGAATACGACAGCGACTTGACAGATAGTTTTGGCAAAGGCAGCCATCTCGTGATATGCTATCCGGGTGGGCAGAGCCGTAGATACAACATTGATCCTGATTATGCTGCCTTGATTGCTGCTGGTCGTGTGGCCGAAGATGCTATGATTCAAGCCATGCAAAAGGCCAGTGAATTGAAACCCAAGCAAACTCCTATCACACTGGGCCAACAACAAGCATGGAACAAGTTGGCCCGAGAGTTTGGTGATGAACTTGCCACATTGAATGGAGCCAGTTCCTGGGAGATCGCCCAGGCAGGATTGAAGGCATTGGAACAAGAAGCCGCCACTCTATTGACCAATGAGGCAGTGAAAGCAGCCTACGACCAGTTCCTATTTGTGTGTGCATTGACCAAACAACAACGGAAGTAAATAATGACAAATGAATTCACATACGACATTGATGATCCACGCTATGAGGGCACCATGTCGTCTGGCTGGATAAAAGAACTGGCCGAATCCGACAGCCGCATCCACAAGGAAAAGGTGATCGAAAAAGCCTTGATGGCATCCAAATTGGGCAGTGCCGATGCACAGGCTTTTTTGTTCAACTGCTATCAAGCCTACAATCCCTTCCATACCTTCCATGTGAAGCAACTGCCCGAGACCACAGGACTCACAGGTCGCGCTAATCCATGGCCACGATTCTGGGGCCTGTTGGAAGCACTACGCACTCGCAGCACCAGTGGCCATGCGGCCAGAGACATGATCAAGAGCATCAGCGAAGAGTTTGACAGCGATGAGTGGAACTTGGTATGTGTGCCAGTGATCCGCAAAGACCTGCGCTGTGGCATCACAGACAAGACCTTGAACAAGGTATTGGGCAAGACACAATATCGCATCCCAGTGTTCTCATGCCAGTTGGCACAGGATTCAACTGATCGCCCGGCCAAGATGAAAGGCATCAAACGCCTGGAAGTCAAACTGGATGGTGTGCGTGTGCTGGCAGTGGTCACGCCGATAGGAGTGACCTTGTATAGCCGCAATGGCAAAGAGTTTGCAAACTTTCCACAGATCGCAGATGCTTTGATGAATGTGGCCAACGGCACGGTCAAGGGCGGCATGGGACCCAACGGTGTGGTCTTGGATGGTGAGATCGTGGGAGAGAGTTTCCAGAAACTCATGCGTCAAGCACACCGCAAAAACGATGCCCAAACCGAAGGCATGGTATATCATGTGTTTGACATGATCCCGTTGCGTGACTTCAAAGAAGGTCATTGTAATACCCGGCAGAGCCGACGCTTGGAGTGGGTGGAGAACTTGCGAAATAGATTTAACCAGACTGATTGTTTGCGTGTGATGTCAGGGCACGAAGTGGATCTGGACACAGCCGAAGGGCATAATCAGATGAATCGCTATGCCCAAGACGCTGTGAAGAACGGATTCGAAGGCATCATGATCAAGAATCTGGATGCACCTTACGAGTGCAAGAGGTCGGACTTTTGGATGAAATGGAAGCCCACCATCACGGTTGATCTCAATATCGTGGGGTTTGAACAAGGAACTGGTCGCAATGCGGACCGCTTGGGTGCTATAATCTGTGAAGGAGTAGACAATGAACGAAACATCAGAGTCAATGTTGGTAGCGGTTTTAGTGACGATGATCGCCAGCGGTATTGGGATTCACGCGATACATTGCTTGACAATGTGGTTGAAGTCGAAGCTGACGCAGTTACGCAAAACCAAGACGGAACCTACAGCCTCCGGTTCCCAAGATTTGTGAGATTCCGTGGATTTGAAGCAGGAGACAAACTATGACATATAAAACCATTTACACAGAAGTTGAAGTCGATGTTGACATGTCAGAGTTCGACACCGATGATCTCATCGAAGAGTTAGAGAACCGTGGCGTAGGCTATAACACCAAGGGTGTGGATGCCGATGAGATGCGACTGTTGCTAGAGGCAATCTGGCACAAGCGTCGACTGGGCAATCACGATTACCAGCAAGAACTGGACCGGTTGATCTACGGTGTATTGGGCAAGATCATATGACATACTTGCTATGGCTCGTGGCCCTGGCAGGATGGGGCTGGTTGGTGTTGGGCGATCACATGACCGCAAGAGACCGCCGTAAAGAAATCTGTTCAACTCACAATCACAGATATACCAAACCAATCACCTGGTTATCCCTTGATGGTGCTACACGCATGACCGGAACACATTGTAGAGATTGCGGCCATTGGAACACTTGGAAAGCACAATGAACGAACGAATTCGACAACTTGCCGAACAGGCTTGTGCGTTTGCAGACATTCAGTATAACAAACAAACTAGGGCAACATTTTACACAAACAAAAGTGTTGAAGAATTTTTCAGAGAAAAGTTCGCCGAGTTGATTGTAAAAGAAACCATGCAGGTCGTGGCCAATAATCTACCGCAGAACACTTACCTTGATGTTGCTGATGCAGTGATTGAACACTTCAAGGAGTAAAGCATGATTGCGGAATTACTTTGGTTTGTGATTGGTATGTATAGTGTTGTGAAATTCTTTCAATACTTAGACACACAGCCAAAATACCCAGACCCATTAGATACTCCACAGGATTACATGGGATGATCACCGACATGATCGACCGTGAGATTAAGGTAGATGATTGGGTAGTGTTCTACAGCAATCTCTACCGTGTCAAAGCATTAGGCAAGGATACCAACAACCGCTATGGTTCGGGAATGGTGCAAATCATGCTTTGGAGTGGTGGCATAACTGCTCGCCCTGTGAAGAAAAATAGCAAAGATATGGCCATCATTGACCGGAATGATGTGTTGATTTGGTTGTTGAAGAAGGGCCATAAATGATCAATCTAGACTTTAGTATTATGAATCCATGGCGAACCGATAAGATTTGGAATATCTTATGGAGCAAATCAGGAAGCATCACTCGGAACAAAGCCTGGGAGTTCAACGGATACCACACTGGCAATATCATCAATGTAGAATTCCGCTGGACATTACAAGGTGATCACGCAGGTGCGTATCTCATGTTGGGAGTTTTTGGATACCAAGTTGAACTGCACTTCTATGACACACGGCACTGGGATTATGACACAAACACTTGGAAATGTTACCAATGAACTCATTGATTGAACGCATGGCCAGTGAGGCCGGACTCAAATACTCACCAGAACAAGCAGAAGCAGTGGAACGGCTGGTTCGTATCGCAGCCACTTTCTGTATCAATCAATGCGGCGGTCGAGGTGTATGTGTGGGATCCACCATGGTCAAGAACAAGATCCTCACAGCGTTGGATATGAATCGACCCCCGGAACGGACTGTCTAAATTATGAAAACCTGCCCATATTGCATGACCCAAATAAATTCATTTGCGTCCAGATGTCCTCATTGCACATCTATTCAGCCCAAGCCGCCTAAGGAGGAAGATTCCGCACCGGTATGGGGACTGTTTGCAGGCGTGGCATTTGGATTCGCTGTAGGTAGTTTCTGGGCAGGCCTGATATGCTTTATATTAGCCAGCTTTATCCTTGCTAAAAAATGAGTCGGAATCTATGGACAGAAATGGTGTGCGAACTGTCACCAACCATCCATGAAAATGCCGCACAACTACTATATCACCGTGCCGCAGCAGCCTGGGGCCATGGTGAAACACTTGAAGTGCCCAATGGTGTGGGTGAGTGGGTAGACTTGACAAAATTGTTTGAACAGTATACAATGTTAAAAATTCTTAAAGGAGAAAACCGTGGCAACAGCAAAAACAGTGAATAAACTTGGAGACAAGTTGGTCAAAGTGAATGAGAATTTCTCAATCAACATGTATGACAATGGCTTCATGGTAGAAGCCGGCGGTCGCAACAAAAAAGGCGACTATGTCAACGCCAAGATCATGTGCAGCAATGTGGATGAGGTGTTGAACCTTGTGCGCGAAGCATGCGAAATGGATCGAGATAGTTAATATGATCGATACAGAAGTAATTTATAGTTGTTATCCAAGCCGCCATGTTGATAAGACAACATTGTACAACTGGTGTGTAGAAGCATTCGGGCCGATGCATAATGCTCCCGACCATACCAATTGGACAGTAACATCTCATTACGAAGAGAGACCTTCACCGCTAAATCCGTTTAAATTTCAAACCGTTAGGCAAGATTTTTATACTCTATTTGCATTGAGGTGGCTGTAAATGCAAGTGATGTGCGACTGCGGCAGGACATTGAATCCTGAAGGTCGGTGTGATGCCAGCCACGCACTTTCGGACGAGCAATATGCTGAGATGCTGGAACGCCGCCGGCAGATAGACTTGGCAGAATATCGCAAGCAGGCCATGGCTCAATGGTTTGAGGATGGCAGTTGCACCGGCGGCGATTTACCGGAGAACTAATCATGGCAATGTGGACACTGAAAACACAGCATAAAAAGAATGCTGTGGAAAAACAATTCTGGCGCAAAGATGGCGAAACCATCATCCGCACAGAAGGCTATCGTTGGGGCACATTCTATTGCGAAAGCGATGAACAACCTGAGATTGACCTAGTGAATCCAGATGGATACAATCTCAGCGAAAGCGATTATGATTGGGAACTGGACAACATGGATGACGGTTGCTGGGCCGAATGGGACTGGCCTGCTGACATGACCGAAGAACAACAGGACGAGATCATGGCTGTGTGGGAAGAAGATTACTTCGACGGCATGGAAGAATTGGGCTGGTCATGTGATGATACTGAATACATCCTGCTAGGCCCGTTGGAGTTAGCCAACGAAGATGGCAACATTGTTGGGCAAGGCGAGCCAGATTAGACTTGACACCTTTCCTGGTTCCTGCTATACTTGCGTGGCATGGGCGGGGAGGTGAGTAGTTCGATGGGCGGGCAGGGTAACATAATCTCGAGATGCCTGCTTGTTCCGTAGCAATTCGAACATAAATCTCGTAGGTTGCGACCAAGACCTCGATCGAAAGATCAAAACCAGGATGTTCCTGGGAGTATGCTATGAGAAATAGTCTGGAAAGGATGTAGAAATGTCTGTTAACATTGAGACCTCTGCGTTGAGTATGTCTGAGTCACTTAACTCGCTTAAACAAACGCCCTCGCCCATGCACCGTGTTTACATGGAGATTGGCAGCGTGGAGATCTGGTACAAGATCATCCGTGAAGCCAACTCCTTATATGGCCGTAACTGGCGTGGCCAATCTGGTGCCAAACGCCGATTGAGCCATAATATCTGGCTTGACGAAAAAAAACAAGAGCGTGTTTGGTTTGATGTGCCGGATGAAAAGTTTGGCACATGGGTGGCCATAAAGTGTGGTGTTACTATCATCGCACCACCCGGTAAATAATCTTATGTTCCTCAGTCTTATAACCTTGGCTGTGGCCTTGAGCCTCAGCGTTATTGCCGCCTATTACAGCATAGCAGGCCTCACTGCGATCTTTGCCGCGGCAGTGATACCCATCATGATCATGGGATCAATCCTGGAACTGGCCAAGGTTGTTGTGACCATATGGCTGCACGAGTATTGGGGCCGAGCCCGATGGTTGATGAAACTATACTTGGTTCCTGCTGTGATGATGTTGATGTTGATCACATCAATGGGTATCTTTGGTTTCCTATCAAAGGCACACAGCGATCAGAGTTTGGTAAGTGGAGATGTCAGTGCCAAAATTGCAATCTACGATGAGAAAATCCGGACTGAAAAGGAGAACATAGATGTTAGCCGTAAATCCCTTAAACAAATGGATGAGGCTGTGGACCAGGTCATGGGTCGCAGTTCAGACACACAAGGTGCGGACAAGGCTGTGGCTGTTAGGCGTGGCCAACAAAAAGAGCGTCAGCGCCTGCTTGCGGAAATTGCAGAAAGCCAAAAGCGTATCACAGCACTCAATGAAGACCGTGCTCCAATCGCGGCCGAAGTTCGCAAGGTCGAAGCTGAAGTTGGTCCGATCAAATACATAGCAGCACTGATCTACGGCGACAGTCCGGATACTAATGTATTAGAACGAGCTGTGCGTTGGGTAATCATCTTGTTGGTATGCGTGTTCGATCCCCTAGCCATCATGATGTTGTTGGCTGCTACAGAAAGCCTCAAGTGGGCAAGAGAGCAGCCTAAGGAAGAGGTCAAAGAGCCAATTGAGGAATCGGTCAAGGAAGATTCCCTAGCAGAATACGAACCAGATGACGGGCCTCTCAATGATGATCAACTGGAACAGATCCAGGAGTCGGCGGCAACTGATTACCAACCCATCCATTGCCACAAGTGCAACACTGAACTGATCAATGCACCGGGCATAGGATTGTTCTGCCCTAACAAAGCGTGTGATGTAATGGACGGCCCATTCTCCGATGATGAGGAACCCGTGATCATCCGGTCCGGCATATTGGCAGAAGATGATGACGACGAAGACAGCCCCGAACTCAAGTCAGCCAAAGCACAATGGAAAGCCGACCATCCAGACGACTCTCTCAAACGCCAACGACGACTACTTGACATGGGTGTAATAGATCAATTGCCCTGGCTAGACTATTTGCATCGAGAACCCGAATCTGGCTTTGGTACAGAGTTACCTGTGGAAGGAACCAAAGGTGATACCTATGTTCTTACCTCTGCCATCCCCAACCAACTATATAAACACAATGGCGATCACTGGATCAACATTGACAATCGAGACAACTATACCTACGACACAGCATACATCGATCATTTGATCACCCAAATTGAACACGGATTATACGATCCTGACATGCTTAGTGACAGCGAACGCGACCAGATAGAACAACGTATACAAACCAAATGACCAAAGAAACACACACAAATTGCAGCTTTTGCGGCAAAAACAAAGACTCAGTAAAGAACCTCATCGTTGGCGAATACGCGGGTATATGCAACGAATGCGTGGACTTCTGCCAGGACTTGCTCAAGGATGAAACACCCACACTAGAGATAGCTCCACAACCATCCGACAAGATGGATCCAATGGCCTTGAAGAAATACCTGGATCAATATGTGATTGGGCAACATTCTGCCAAGATCATGCTGGCAGTGGCCATCGTGAATCACTACAAGCGTATCAGCAAGACCACAACAGAGCCCGAACTGGACAAGGCCAACATCCTGATGTTAGGACCAACTGGCTCGGGCAAGACCTTGTTGGCCAAGTCAGTGGCACGATACCTTGATGTTCCTTTTGCTATCGCAGATGCCACAAGTATCACTGAAGCAGGCTATGTAGGTGATGATGTGGAAAGTCTGATCAGCAGACTGTATGCTGCTTCGGGCAATGATGTTGCTAAGACACAGCAAGGCATTGTGTTCGTGGATGAGATTGACAAAATCAGCCGCAAAGGTGAATCCACTAGTATCACACGAGATGTATCAGGTGAAGGTGTGCAACAAGCCCTGCTGAAAATGGTAGAAGGCACAGTATGTCGCGTGAGTGCCGGTGGTGGCCGCAAACATCCCGGCGGTGAAATGATTGAGATTGATACCAAGAATATCTTGTTCATTGCCGGTGGTGCTTTTGTGGGCCTGGACAGCATTGTAAAGAACCGTGTGCAAGGCACCAGTATCGGATTCAATGCCCGAGTAGAAGCCAACATGGACACAGACTTGGATATGACCACGCCCGACGACCTTGTGAAGTTTGGTATGATCCCAGAGTTTGTGGGACGCTTCCCTAACTGGGTCAGTCTGAAAGAACTGTCAAAAGCAGACTTGATCCGTATCCTCACTGAAGTCAAGAACAACTATATCGAGCAGTATCACTGGCTGTTCAAAGAAGATGGTGTGGAGTTGGAGTTCACAGAATCTGCCTTGGATCTCATCGCAGAACGCACACTCACAAACAAAACAGGTGCTCGTGGCTTGCATTCAGAAATTGAACGCACACTGATACCACACATGTTTAATCTACGCCGTTATTCAGGCATGGGCATCAAGGTATTAAAGATTGAGCCTAGCATGGTAGAAACACCTGCTGCTTTAGACGGCACAGACTGATGTATATTGCGTTTGATCTTATTGCAGCCGACCTTCAAGTGAATGACAACCGATCTCAAGCCGCTTGGGTCAATCATATCCTACATCAAGAGTTGAGTATTTGGTATCAAAAGCACGGCATTGCTTATTCGATCAAAACGGTAAAATATGTAACCAGGGTGGTGCTAGAGCCTGATGAGATGTATAGTTTTTTTGCCCTGACTTGGAATCCTCGGAATCCAGAACTCAGAAACTACAGGATGATCGAGCCAATGAAACTTGACAACTCTTGAAATTTCCTGTATAAATACACTTGTAGATGCCCATGGTGGGGTCTACATTCATAGTCATACTTGCTTATTAAAGGAGAAACAACATGACAAAAACTCTACACCTTCGTAGTTTCGATATCCCCGCATTCAACAAATTTGGAATTGGTTTTGAAAACCTGTTTGATGACCTACAGCGTGTCACACAGATTCAAAGTTCTTCCAACTACCCGCCCCACAATGTGATCAAGACCGGTGACAACACTGTCACGATCGAAGTGGCCGTGGCAGGATTTGCTGAAGGCGAAATCGACATTGCGTTAGACAAGCGTTTGCTTACCATCACAGGTGCCAAACAGCGTGATGACGATGCTGCACATGAATATCTACATCGTGGAATCTCTTCTAGAGATTTCAAGCAGACATTTCCGCTGGCAGAGCATGTGGAAGTCAAAGGTGCAACCATCCGTGATGGTATCTTGACTGTGCTGTTGGAACGCGAGATTCCTGAGTCAGCCAAGCCGAAGAGTATTGCGATCACTTACACTTCGTAATATAATTGTGTAAATACAGTGGCAGGAATTACCCTGCCACTCCATGAGGAAAAAAATGTCAAACGCAGAAGCAGCAACTATTACCCGTACAAAAAAAGCCGTCAAAGAGCCGCCTCTTTATCGCGTGATCTACATCAACGACAATACTACCACAATGGAATTTGTAGTAGGCAGTCTAGTTGAGTTCTTTGACTATACAGTAGAAACTGCTACACAACTCACCGTAGATATCCATGAACATGGTCATGCTACTGTGGCTGTACTGCCTTTTGAGATTGCTGAACAAAAAGGCACAGAAGTCACAGCCAGTGCTCGCGAACAAGAATACCCATTGCAGATCAAACTAGAACCTGATTCAAAGTAATCAAGTCTCTATTACAATGCGTTTAGGAAAATAAGGATTTTGATTGTAAGGGGTGTCTCCGCGCCCTCTACAGTTGTTGATGAAATGTATTCCGTTGATGTACTGATTCACGCTGCCGTGATAGTGCCCAAAACACCAAGTATGTATTTTTCTTTCAGTATCGTTGGTATGTACTAGATGCATGAGTCGATTGCCCATGTGATTGAATTTTTCAGTGCCTGACAGTTCGATATCATGTTTGATCAATTGTGCAGCAGGCACAGTATGAGTCACAATCACTATCTTTTTCACATCATTGTGTGTTTGTAATCTTTGTACCGTGTTTATCAAATATGCCGCATCCTTACGACTCAGGTCACTGATTATCTCAGGGTCAAACTCATGATCGGGCATGACTTTAGCATACCAATCAACCATGCATTGTTTAGAGTGATCTCGGTCAATGGTTTCATCTAGATCATACCCCCACCACCCGTTGGTACCAATTATGGCTACACCGTCTATCACTACCACATTGTCTTGAAGATAAGTCACCCGAGGAATTCTATTAACACTTCGTGCTAGATCTCGATAGCTGCCACCAAGATCGTGGAATCTAAATTTGTGCTCGTCGTTGCCTTCAATGTAGAAAACAGCCGCATAGCAGTTGGCGAGATGTTTAAGACAGTTTCTCACTATCCTAGGATCGGAACTGATGTCACCGGCTACCACACAGATTGGACTAGTAGGCTGGCCACTCCAGTCAAATTCGTCGGGCCAAGTTTCCAGATGCAGATCAGAAATTAAGTCAAATGCAATACTCATGATACATATTTAAAAGGAAATACAATGAACATAATATTTGGAGACAACATAGCCGAACTAGCCCGAGAAAAATATACCGTGCTAGAACTGGATACTCTTGTGATGTCTGGGCAAGATCAAACAGCTACTGCGTATGCAATAGTGGAAAAAATTCCCTTGCAAGAAATGTCCACCTTGGATCGGTTTCAAGATCTACACGATAATCTCATGAAGGAATACCGCAAGCGTAACTGGAAATATTGTGAGGATGCCATTGGTCATCTACAAGGACGATGGAACACCGAGATCGATACTTTTTACAGCGAATTGTATGACCGGATACAATCGTTGAAAACACAATCATTGCCCGATGATTGGAGTGGATACATCACGAAATCGACTTGATCTATGTCGACGAAGGTCACGAATCATGTTTCTCTGAGCTTGGTTTTTAAAACACGGATATTTGTTGCTTAGTCCTAACCGCCGAATTAGCTTTCTCCAAGCCCAATAAGTCTCACCTCGATTCTCCAGGTAAAAATCCACAGCATGTTTGAGATTTATTTGTAATTCATCTGTCACCTGTTGTATAAAATCTCTGCTGAAAAAATGTTGTTTGTTGTAGCGGGTAATCTTGTTGATTTCTTTCCAATCTGATTGTGTCAACTGTTGTATCTGCTGCATGGTTTTTACGATCAGTTCCATGCGTTTTACAGTATCAGTTTCCAAATCATAACTTTCATCCCAAAAATCACCAAAGGTTTTAAACCCATAACCTTTGAGATATTCCAATGCACCTGGCCCGGCCAATAATACAAACGCATGGTCACAAGCAATAGGTCTTAAGATTTTTTCAGTCAAATGTATCTTAGGGCCATCAACCACTGTTTCTAACACCACACTGACAGCAGTGGTTGTGATATCATTGACATCATAATCGGCACTGGCAGTCGGGAACGAGATATTATTTGGTATGCAAACAAGTCGTGAAGTATCCACTGAGAATCTTGGATCTTGGGAGATATAATCTTTGAGATGCACGCCTTGATTGTTCACATGTTGTGTGCTGATGATACAGTTGTCGGTCAGTCCAGCTTCTACTAGTAAATCAAGAAATTTTAATCTGTATTCTCGATTTGGCATCCAATCTCTGCAATACACTAAGAAAGTTTTTTCTATATGTCTTTGATCAAACCTGCTATCGTATTCAGCAAATCTATACCAATCTCTGGCTATCACAGCATGACTCCAATAATAAACTGGTAAAAATCCAATTTGTCCAAACTGATCTACATCACTGCTATTTTTTTCACTATGCAGCAACACAAACCAATCGTCCATCATGGTAGCTGCACTGAGCCAGTTTGGATTAAACTTAGGAAACAATGATGGATTTGAGTACAGGAACATCTCAAATTCTTTTTCTCCCAAAGTAAATTTTCTTCTGTCAAGTAACCGATCTAATCGATCTAGGTCATAGTCAAATTTATGGTCGGAAAAATTCAAAGGTTCTTGGTCATGACATATTATACTAGGAATCAACGACCATGACGGATAATTGTCAAAAATATCGAGATCAAAAATATCTTTGCTACCATGTGGCTGGAATACATAAAGTATCACAGGGTGCTGTGCAAGACCGTGTATCCAGTGATAAAGATTATCTAAAGGAATGTTCATATGAAGAAAATTGGATTTATTGGTATTGGTAAACTGGGATTAGATTGCGCCGAAGTCATGGCAGAGAAACATGAAGTCAGAGGCTATGATATTTACCCACGAACCAGTGACTCGGTAAAAGTTTGCGATATCGATGAATTGGTCAACGAAAGCGAATGGATCTTTATCGCTGTGCCGACTCCGCATGTAGAAGGGTATGATGGAAGCGTACCGTCGAGCCACATGGAACCAAAGGATTTTGGTCATGAAGCAGTGATTGATGCTATCAACAAAATCAATACTCATGCTCGTAGTTCTAAGAAGGTGGTGCTGATCAGCACCGTGCTACCGGGTACCACACGCACACACTTTGCGGGACGGTTGGATCCTACGCATCAGTTCTTATACAACCCTTATCTCATTGCCATGGGATCAGTGAAGTGGGACATGGTCAATCCAGAGATGATCATGATCGGCACAAAAGATGGTGATTGGAATGGCGTAGCCGGCGAACTCCGAGACTTATACAACACAGTGATGCAGAACAACCCTCGTTACGAAATTGGCACCTGGGACGAATGCGAAGCCATCAAGATCTTCTACAACACATTCATTTCAGCCAAAGTAGGTCTGGTAAACATGATACAAGACTTTGCTATGAAGATTGGCAATATCAATGTGGATGTTGTGACCAACGCATTGGCCCGCAGCACCATGCGTATCATGGGTCCAAAATACATGACAGCGGGCATGGGTGATGCAGGTGCTTGCCATCCAAGAGACAACATCGCCTTGCGTTGGTTGGCCAAAGAGTATGACATTGGTTACGACTTGTTTGACACAGTGATGCATGCTAGAGAGATCCAGGCGCGTAACCTGGCACATTTCCTGATCGATCATGCCAAACAAAATGCCATGGGCATAGTGATCCACGGCAAAGCATACAAGCCCGATGTTCCATATTGCATTGGTTCATATAGTACCTTGGTTGGATACTATGTTAAACAAGCAGGGTTTGAAGTTAGATATCTTGACCCACTAGCAGATGATCCTACAGATGTGATTGAAAAGTTGTCACATCCTGCTGTTATTCTTTGGGCACATGATCGCAAAATCACATATGAATATACCGGTGATCAACCCGAAACGCAACCCTATTGCGATATTCCCCAAGGGTCAGTGATCGTTGATCCATGGCGTAAACTCAATGACATGACCGGACTAACTGTGGTCCACTATGGTAACACCCGCGCAAAATAATACCTGGGCACAAGGGCATGTAGATCCTTGGTGGGGTCTACGGCACAAGGATCTAGTCTATATCAACGAGCCATTCAACGATCAGACCAGTCTTGCAGAATGGCGTAGACTAGGTTACTCACAGAGTAGATTCACTGGCGACATGTATGACATGCGTAACAGTGAACCTGTGTGGGTAGATCCATTCCGCAACATATTTCCTTTTAAAAGATTCTCCTGGAGTTTCTATCGTATGGCACCGGGCTGTGTGCTACCTGCACATAGAGATACCTATGATCGATTCAAACTCATACATGGATTAGAAACCACCCATTCGGTAGTGAGAACCATAGTATTTCTAGAAGATTGGGCTAGTGGGCATTACATGGAAATGAACGGAACACCCTTCACAGGATGGCGTGCTGGAGATTGGGTATCATGGCACGATGACTTTTTACACTTAGCGGCCAACATGGGCCAAACTGATAGATATACATTACAACTAACCGGAACTGTATGAAAATACATAGTTACAATGAATGGGATCCTCTAAGATCCGTAGTAGTAGGGCGTGCTGATCATGCCAATTGGCCGGTAAATGATCCTGTGTTCAAGTTAGAAAGTGAACGCACACTATGGAAAGAAACACCTGTGCCATCTGGCGCAGTACCGGATTGGATCATTGAACAAGCCAACGAAGATCTTGAAGAACTGGTCAATACATTGAAATCACTCGGAGTAGAAGTATTCCGTCCAGACGATTTCAACTTCCAAACTCACGATGGCATGTATAACTACTGCCCACGAGATCGACTGTTGGTGTACGGCGACACTATAGTGAATCCTGCCATGATGTATCCTTGCAGAGATATGGAACTGCAATGCTATCACGATGTTGTGGATTCGGCTGCCAACTACCTATTCATGCCTCGCCACGAAGGAATGACCCTGGATGCGGCCAACATCGCTAGACTTAATGATCGCTGGATCTTCCTAGAATCGGCTTCGGGCAATCGTGCTGCATATGAATGGCTGCAAGGACATTTCCCCAAGGTCGATATTGAATTAGCAAACTTCTACTCGGGTGTGCATATTGATTCTACCATAGTGCCCCTGCGTGAAGGGCTTGTGCTAGTCAACGGCAGTCGTGTGAATCCTATGAACTTGCCTCGAGTATTGCGAGACTGGGAAGTGGTTTATTGTAGTCATGTGGAAGAACAAGGATTCTTTCAATACCCATATGCATCAAAATGGATAGCATTAAATATGTTGGTAGTGGATCCTCACACTGTGATCGTGGACAAAGATCAGTCCATGTTGATTTCATGGTTGGAAAATAACAAATTCACAGTGATACCCATGCAACTGCGTCACAGCAGGACCTTGGGCGGTGGTTTCCATTGCGTTACACTGGACCTACATAGAGAAGCATGAACATAGCATGGTTGTTTGCAGAAAACACAGTATTACCGCCTACCACACCAGTGCAGGCTATAAAGGATCTCGCCCCCATCTGGGGTAGTTGGCGCACCCAAAGAAGTTACCAGTCCGACAATGTGGTATGTTGGGATCCGGATCAAGCAGAGAAATTAGTACGCCAAGGCTACGCCAAGACCTGCAATCTCTACATACCTGAACCTGTTTATCAACAATTAGGCAAACCCAAAGGTGTGCGAGTGTTTGGTGGCGGATTCGAGTTTGCGGTGGATTCGGTTGACGACATAATAGCCACACACTTAGTTGCAAGTGTGGCGGATGTGATACTCATGATAGGATTCGATTTGGAAACCAAGACCAAACCCAGCGCCGGCAGAAACAACTATATCGGTATCCTAGCCCAGGCTATCGCAGCCAGCGGTAAGCAATGGGTGATCATAGATCATCACACCGATTTAGCCGAACCCATCCAAAAACTCTCCAATATCACTAGAGATCTATTGCCAAATGTGTTACAATTACTGGGTAACAACAACAACGGTAACTGATCATGGCACGATTTGGATTTTGCTGCAAGTGGCTCAATGACCCTTCAGAAACTGGAGGTATGAAAGTCAATGCAGTTGACCGCGATATCAACGGTCGGTCAACCACCATGCGTTGGCTACGCGAACACAAAGGCGAAGCCGAACAGCGTCAGTGGGACATCATGAACCACAATGCCCGTGCTGCTCTACTCATGGTCGAGCGTGTGGGTGCTATGGTGCCTGAACGCCGTATGGTGCGACTGGGCAGCGAAATGCTACAAGGCTACACTGAACCGTCGTGGATTGATTGGTGGCAACGACAAGAAATTCAAGACCACTGTGAAAAGATCTTTGCTCCTGTGGGCGAAGCTGCTCGTCGACTGGGTGTGCGGCTCAGCTTCCACCCTGGACAGTTCTGTGTGCTGGCAAGTGAAGCAGATGAGATTGTAGAACGCAGTATACTAGAGTTTGAATACCATGCAGACATGGCTCGTTGGATGGGCTATGGCTCTTCGTGGCATGATCACGGTTTTAAGATAAATGTGCATTTAAGCGGTAAAGGTGGCCCCGCTAAATTCCTGCGTACTCTGGGTCGACTCTCGCCCGAAGCCAGGAATCTAATCGCCATCGAGAATGATGAGATGACAAATGGTATTGACATTACTTTGGCTGTGGCTGAGCATTGTGCTCTTACGCTGGACATCCACCACCACTGGATCAACAGCGGTGAATACATCACCCCCCAAGACCCTCGGGCGCGTCGCGTTGTGGAGTCTTGGCGTGGTGCTCGTCCTGCACTTCACTATAGTGTTAGCCGTGAAGATATTCTGGTTGATCACGATTCCGGAACTAGACCAGATCTCGCGCAGTTACTCGACCGGGGATACCGTAAACAAAAGCTTCGAGCCCATTCGGACTTTCTTTGGAACACGGCTGTGACTGACTGGGCATTGACATTCAGTGAAGATTGGGATATCCAAGTAGAAGCCAAAGGCAAGAACTTGGCCACTGATCAACTGCATCGACAATGGCTAAATCAGCAATGAGTTTGTAACACTACTGTAACATGATTGTGTTTAAATAGAAGTGTGCATTCGCACATTCTATCATTCACTAACCAAGGAGAAATCAGTGAAAAAACTCATTACCATGTTACTCGCAGTTGTTGCATTCGCAGCAACAGCACAAGAAATTACTGGAGCCGGAGCAACATTTCCGGCTCCCCTCTATGCAAAGTGGGCCAGCGAATACAACAAGGCCACTAACATCAAGATCAATTATCAATCAGTTGGTTCTGGTGCAGGTATCAAACAGATCGAAGCCAAGACTGTGACCTTTGGTGCCAGTGACATGCCGCTCACAGACGACAAACTAGCAGCATCGGGCTTGTTCCAGTTTCCCACAGCCATCGGTGGTGTGGTTCCTGTGATCAATGTCAAAGGCATTGAGCCCGGACAACTACGCCTAACAGGTTCTGTTATGGCTGACATCTTCTTGGGCAAGATCACCCGTTGGGATGATGCTGCTATCAAGGCATTGAACCCGTCACTCGCATTACCTGATCAAGCCATCACAGTGGTTCGCCGTGCAGATGGATCCGGAACAACATTTATCTGGACCAACTACTTGAGCAAGGTCAGTAAAGAGTTCAAAGAGACTATTGGTGAAGGTACTGCTGTGAGTTGGAAAACAGGGGCAGGTGGCAAGGGCAACGAAGGCGTTTCTGCTATGGTTCGCCAACTTCCAGGAGCATTCGGCTATGTTGAATTTGCTTATGTAAAGCAGACCAAGATGAACTGGGTTAATGTGCAGAATGCTGCCGGCACTTGGGTTGCACCTACAGAAGATTCTTTCAAAGCAGCCGCTGCCAACGCTGATTGGAACAAAACATACTATCAAATCCTCACAAACCAAGCAGGCAAAGAAGCATGGCCTATCTCGGGTGCTACATTTATCCTTGTGCATGTGAAGCCAGGCGATGCTGCTGCATCTAAAACTGCTCTAACATTCTTTGATTGGGCGTTCAACAACGGTGACAAAGCCGCAGATGACTTGGATTATGTGGCATTGCCTCCGGCAGTCAAAGCCAAGATCCGTGCTGATTGGAAGCAGTTGGGATTGAATTAAACCGACCTCAAGATAGAGAGGAGGCTGGAACTCGTAACCAGCACTAAAGGACTTCGGTCCTTTTTTTATGACTATTTGTATATTATGGATCTGTCTTGGCACTAAGTATTTGTATGAGTTGGTTCCGTCATAAACCCCCAAAATACCCTCCACCACCGCCTCCAAAACAATTATAGATGTTTCACTGTTATCAGTTGGAATAGGATAGTGCAGACGGGTATTATTACACACAAACTGCCCATGAACCACAGTGTGGCCATCATGGCGTTGTATTTCATCTCTCGATCTTTTTGCTTTTGTTCTTCTATACGCCGATCTTCGGCTCGTCGCTCTTCCATCATGCGTAGTCGTTCGGCCTGCATCTCGTAATACACATCTGCATTGCCGCTCCAAAACAAGATATCTTTTAGTTCTTTTTCGTGTGCTCTCAATGCTCTTGATTGCATGGCCATTTCCAGAGCCTTGGCATTGATCTCCGCATTGCTCATGCGTATGCTTTCTATCTTGGCCTTGGTAGCAGAGTGATGTAGCACATCTGCTGCTTGATAGAACTTGCTGAAGTCGTTTATGAGGCCGTTGACATCTTTGCCCAGTTGCACGGCTTTTTTGATACCGGCCACTGCGGCCTGAGCTATAGCAAAGGCTGTGAAAGGATCTATCATGGCACCCTCCTCATCCAGGGTTTGTCTTTAACTTCCCATTGTAAACATACACTAGGTTGATTCTGGCTGGGGTCCGAGGATCCAGTCCATCTCACACATACATATTCTTTGTTCTTGTCTAATTTTCCAGTAGGAGGCGGTGGCGGATTGCTCGCACTAAGCGGTATTGATACCAAAATCAGAACAAGATAGTATTGACGCATGAGTCATAGCGATGCCATATATTTGAGGCCAAAAAGAAACCCCACTATTATTTAAGTGGGGTTGGGAGAAAGAAAACCTAGTGTTTTACTGTGCGGTCTTTTTTGCTCGAGGTTTTGCTGGTGCCTTGATCGCAGCAGGCTTCTTCACAGCAGGTTTGCGTGGCTTCTTCACTGGCTCGGGCACAACCACTTTGGTCACAAAGTCAGGATTGCTGGTGCTGGTTGCCCATTGTTCAGGTGTGAGTTTGTGTAAGCCAACACAGTATCCTGTGGCACTACGACCGCAACCGCATTTGGGTGGCTCGTTGGCCGGAGTCAATGGAATCGGGGTTGTAGCAGCAGGTGGTTCCAACTTGTATGGTGCTTGGGGCACAGCGGGTGTGGTCACTGCATCCAGAGGATGAGCGTATTTGCTTTCGGGTTTCTTTCCGGTAAAGAATTCGACGATTTTCTTGAACATGGGTGTCTCCTATGCTTTATTTATAACTGGGCACATTTAGGCAAAAAAATCTGACAAAAAGATGTGCGGTCGCAGCATATTTTGCCGAACTTTGCTGCGACCGCACATAAATAGTGTTACAATAGAACATAGGATGCTGCATGGTGCGGGTCCTATAGTCTACTTGCTTATCTAAGGAGAAACCCATGTTCACAGCAGACACAATGATCGACACCGTTCAAAACAGTAAAAAACAATTCGTCAAGACTTTCGTCACCAACGAGCACATCGCCGAGTCAATGAATCATTTCATTGACACACAGGCTGAATACACCAAAAAGGCTTTCAAAGCTACCACAGATGCAGCCATAGAAATCATGCAAGAAACTCAAAAAGCCATGCGTGAAGCTGCCAAGTTTGACTACAGCAAATTTGGCGAAGGTATCATGAAAGCATATCAAGCCAATGGGAAGACCAAAGGAGCATAACATGTTCACGAAATTGGGAGATTATTTCGACCGAGCGGTGCGTTGGTTTAGTGAGCCACAGCATTATGGAACCAAACTGGAACAATACATCTTGTCACACAATCCTACCTCCACATGCCAAGTAGAAGCATTGGAGCGTAAGTTCGAGCTGATGTATTCGGCCCGCAACAAGAGTTGGATGATTTAAACGGTAGAAAACAGTGGTTGACCACTAATCCGGTTCCTGCTATAATTACAGCATGGACCGGATTTTTTATGGATGCAAAGATGACACCAACTAGTTTTGTGATTCAACTACCTCGACAGCGCCGTCGTGCTGTGGAGTTGTATTCTCGCGATACTCCATTCCGTGGGCGGGTGGAGCAGAGCAAGGTGCGTTATCAACGCCGCCCTAAACATGTTAACCAAAGGCATGAACAATGATTGAAATCTTTATACCTGTGCTGTTTGTATGCTTCAACGGCAACTGCAATTTCATGCAGGCTCAGATTCATTACAAGTCAGAAGCACAATGCAGAGCCAGCATTGACACTCAAAAGATTCATATGCTGGAAGTGGCCGAACGAGCCAATCAAGGCAAGCTCACCACATTAGAAGGCACCTGTATAAACACCAAGGTGGAAGATTTGAAGGGTAAGGTATGACTCAAGACAATCGTGTTAGCATCGAAATTGATCTTGATCAAGATCTCTTGTATCAACTCATGCTAAAGGCGCATGAGCATGATATCACATTGAATCAAATGATCGAAAAAATCCTACGGGAATACCTTGACAAAGAAACTGGCGTATCATGAGATATCTTTTGATAGTTTTGTTTTTGTCTGGGTGCAGTAATCTACGACCCAATGTAGCACCGCCTATAGATGTGAGTCTTATCCCTAACGACTGTGCCAATCAACAACGAATCGTCAACTGGCTGGAAAGCCAATCACAAGGAGAATGGAATGAACATGTCGCGCAACTTCGCGGTCGTATCTGGCATCTGCGTTACACTTGCAATCCTGTGTAGTGGTTGCGCCGCGCCTAGATCAAGCCCTATGGGATTCGCAGATTTAGATTCATTCCGGATTGATTGTTCTCGACGAGCAGAGCAGATAGCCCTGTTGCAGAGCATGCGTAGCACACCGGACGATCGACTCATTGCCCGTGCCAGCAATGCCTTACAACCTTGGCTGGCATACACTGATCCGGATCAGCATTATAACAATGCCACTCGCGGATATGGAAGATCAGATTGGGTGATCAATCAGAAACTGTTCGAACTCAGAGATAACTGTAGGAGCAATCCATGAAACTCAGTATCCTTACACTGTCATTGGTAGCCGTGTCTGCCTATGCTGATTGTGTATTGCAGGACAAGACTGTGAGTCAAAGTTCTGTAGTGATAGCCGAACGCACTCAGCTCACTGCTACTGTGGTACCTGACCCAGCGGGTAAACGATGCCTGGTTACTTTTCGAGCACGAGTTGGTGCCACATGGTATACTGCCAACGGTGAATATGCTTGGCCCGGAGACACTCCTAGAGATTCGGCCTGTGCTGTGGCCGTGAAACGAGCAGAAGATTCGGTGCGTGACCAAGTGTCCTCCAGTCTGGTTATTTCGGAAAAGATCTTGGTATGTAAGGATGATCCTACATTGGATACCATCCGACAGACCAATCCGGGTACCGTGGGCGAGTTGAGCCAATTTAGGCCTCATCCGGATTATCCACGCTCGTTTTGGCACAATGGTACTCGGTGCCGGTGGTTCTTGGATACTGGATTTACCGGAAAGACGGTAAGGACTTGGCAAGGGATCATCTGCAAGATCCATGATTCCAAATGGGTAGTAGTTGACAAGTTCTGATTTTTGTGTTATAATATGTTTTTACAATCTTTGATCTGAAAGGACAGATATGAAAGCGAGTTTTGTAGTAGTGTTCATAGTAGCGGCTTTGCTCACCGCCTGTGGTACAATCGGTGGAGCAGTAAGTGGTGCCGGCCAGGATCTTTCCAAAGCCGGTGACTGGATCAAATCTAAGTAAGGAATATCATGAAAAAAGTTTTTACCCTGTTGCCTATTGTTGCTGTGATGGCTGCTTGTTCTAGCACCCCCAAAGACGACTACGATAAACGAGCAGCCGCAGTTGAATCCAAGCGTGAAGCCGCTGTGGAGAAATCTCTATCCAAGGCACCTAGCTGGATGACCGAATTGCCTGCAAGCAACAATGCGGTGTATGCCAATGGATCTGCAGTCAGCGGCGACATGAGCATGGCAGATTACAAGGCCAAACTGTTTGCATATGGCAAGATCTGTATGGCAGCTGGCGGCAAGGTCAGCCAACAAGCCAAGGTATTCATGCAGGATACCAGTGATGCCAGCTATGAGACCAGCGAACTGGCCATCCGCAGCCTATGCCCAGCCGTGGACCTCACTGGCGTTGAAACCAAAGAGATCAAGCGTATCGCAGAAGGATCTCGGTATCGCAGTTATGTATTGGTAGCATTACCCACAGGCGATGCCAATGCATTACAGAAACGCAAGGATACACTGAAACTGGAAAAACAGTCGGCATTGCGTAGTGCTGAAGCTTTCAAAGAACTTGAAAAGCAGTAAACATGGCATTCCATTCGGATACCAGTGGAGTCTTAGAACGCACACACTCCGACGCCTTGCATGATCATGGTGTGTATGTGTTTATGGGGGATGTTGACAATGACAGCATCGCCCCTGTTATCGAATGGATCTTGCACGAAAATCTCGTTGCTAAGAAAAAGAAACGAGAATTGCTGTTGATGATCTGTAGCGACGGCGGTGACATGAGTGCCGCTTTTGCTCTAATCGATGTGATGCGTAGCAGCAAGATCTACATCAAGACAGTAGGGCTTGGACAGATAGCTTCGGCTGGATTGATGATCTTCTTAGCAGGATCACCTGGTCGTCGAACACTCACACCCAACACATCGATCATGAGCCATCAGTTCTCTTGGGGTGCAGATGGCAAGGTGCATGAGTTGTTTGCCACAATCAAAGAGTTTGAACTCACGCAGAAACGCATGGTAGCGCACTATGTAGAATGCACAGGGTTGCCCGAAGATGAAATAAGAAAGACCTTGTTACCGCCACATGATGTATGGCTCACAGCAGAAGAAGCCATGCAATACAAGATCTGCGATCAGATATCGTCTATCTAGATCGTCTTTCTCTGCCCAAGGTAGCACGATCCATCCTGGGTTCGTGGGTTCTTCTGGCTGCTTTTGCTCCCGGACCGGTGAGTCGTGGTGTGCTGGTAACTGCATCGAGGTCGTCGGCGCCGGTAGCAGCCGGGGATCTATCCCAACTGGCTTTTCGATATTCTGTGAGTTTTTCCAACAGTGGACCTTTTTCAATGTAGTTGCGAACATAGATACGACCGTTGGGTCTATTCTCTATTTTCATCCTGATAGTCAGTAGTCTGTTCTTGGGGTTGTTGCGTTCATGTATCACGACCTCTGGCCAAGTTTTACCACTGACATAACTGGCTTCAAGATCCATATCCTTTAGTCTATCAACCAATTTGTTAAATCTCAAAATCTTAAAGCCACCATCGCTAAAGTCCACAAGTTCGACATTAGGATCGCCTAGTGTGGCAAAGTGTGTGATACCAGTGGCGATGCTGTCAAGCACATTGGCCTCATCTTCAGGGCTGGCGTTTTGCAGTTCCTGTTCCAGTTGGTTGGCAGCATATTCATACACCTGTCCAAGTGCGGCTTTTGGACCCTTGGATTTCATGGTGGATTTAAAATCAGACAATGCAGGAGATATATCAACATCAAAGTAATTCCATAGAGTCTTTTGGGTATCTTCCTTATCTCCGCCCACTTGCCCAAACTGTTTAATACCACCTACCTTCAAACTGGTATTGAGTCTGAGTTTGCGCGGCTGGCCATTTTCATCAGTGACAAAAACCCATACATCGGTCTTTTGTTCTGTTTCACCAGTGACCCCGTCAGCCATGATCACGATCTGATCTGACCGGCCATTGATATAAAAATACTTGCTGTATCGTTCAGAATCTGAACTGTTTACATAAGCAGCAGCACTACTAAATTCACTGGCCAACAATGAGCGTTTGTCTGGATCCATGAGATCCTGATACGGCCCGGATTTAAGTCTCAGCACAAATGAAATTACATCTGCGTGTTTGTTATCAAAATCTTCTACTTCCACTTGATACCGATCTTCACCAGTTTGTTGCAAACTATCAAGAACATTGCTGATGTCTTGAGGGGTCACTGTGCCAATGTCTTCGTCGGCTTCGCGTTTGGTAAATTTAGCAAACATTGCGGCACCTAAGATACCTTCGGCTGTCTCTCCGCGATTGGCAATTTTTCCAACATCTGCATTAGCAGTGACACCGGTATACGCATTGAACGCTGGCCCAATGGTGCTGGCACTGCCAGTGATCAAAACAGATTGTCCGGCATTGTTAGAAAAAATATAACCGTCACTGCCCTTTCCATATGAGACTGTAGGAAGATTTAAGATATCTTCTTCGCTCATTTCGTCGGCATCTTGTCTGGTCATGGGCGGGGTAGCATCGAACCCTTGTTGCTGTAATAATCCTAGTAACTTTTTCCCAGCCTCTGATCCTGTGGACACAGAAAATTGAGTGCCAGGCCCATATTTGGGTTTGCTGATAGTCACTTCGGTTATTATGGTATCAAGTGCGTTGATTAAATCTCTCATGTAGTATTTAGCCACACCATAAGTATTGGAATGACAGAACCTATAGCAGTGGAATTCAGCGGAGATTGCTGGAATAATCCCACTCGATTCCAACAACAGATTGACCAACATCCTGCCGGAGAACCATTGGTCCTAGATTTCCGCAGTGAAGGGCCTGGCCTTGGAGTGTTAGGAGTCACTGATGTGATTGATGCCTGGCTTGCAAATAGACACTTGCCCCCAGAAACTGTTCATTTGACACGATGGAACAATCCAGTGGAATTTGTGCCATATCAAAGAACCAAAGACAACCGGATAAGTCATTTTTTCTTCATGGTCCGAGACTATTGGCAATCTGAAATTTCTGTTGAACAACTACGGTATCAAAGACTATTTGGATTGTTCATCGGGCGGATGAGCTTGAGTAGAGCTGTTATTTTACATCAGGCATACGGAGATAATGTTTTTACCAGTTTGATGAATCACATCCAACCATTGCCTTGGAAACAGCCTCCCATTGATCGTCGAAATCTAGAGAATCTATCTGATTGGATGTTACCAAATGACCAATACAAGATGTTTTCTTGGTATGATCAAAAACCAGTGTCCAGTGTGGATAACAAATCTGTTAGAGATCAATTTGTCACTCCTACTTCATACTCAGATACCAATGCCAGTTTATTGCAGCATTATTATAATTTTGCCGTAGAGATAGTATGCGAAACTTATACTTTGGGTGATACATTTTTTCCTACAGAAAAAACCATACGCCCCATCATGGCTGCCAAACCCATCATGGTATACGCACCTCGTTACTATCTAGCAAGATTGCGAAGCCTGGGATTCCGTACCTATGGTACCATCTGGGATGAGAGTTATGATCTATACCAAGGTCCTGCTCGTTGGCACCTCATGCAAAAAAGCATGAAAACATTGATGGAATGCAGCCGAGACGACCAACATCGAATGTTGACACAGGCCAACGAAATTGCCATGTATAACAGACAACATCTCAGCAAGATTTGTAATCACCAAATTGATTTAAGAAAACATGATTATACAAGAATTTAACAACGGCTGGGGATCAGTTTGGACCCTTAAAAAATTCGAACAGCACATAGTTGATAGTTTATTACGACATATCGCATTGGATCAGAATCGCACTGTGGTGATAAATTCAGTTTGGTATTCTACTGAATATCATCAACAAGTGCTAACCTGGTTGAGAAGCAATCCAGTAGACAGAATTGTACTTGTGGCCATGCTAGATCAAGCCATACCTCAACCAGAGTGGTACAGTGAATTTGACTGTGAAGTATTGGCCGTGGGATATTATCCAGGAGAACACTTTGTAGATTTTTGTGCGATATTTGTAGATCATTATTTGACAGCACCTCACTTGGACATACTGTGTGACTCGACTCAGATTGATACGGCCTATATGTGCCTGAACCGAAAACCGCATTGGCATAGGCGTAAATTATACAACAGATTAAAATCACTTGATATCGTCAAACATGGCATAGTAAGCATGGGCGGAGTCAATGGTCAAGCAGAACAATTACTGGATGTTGATCGAGATCATGATACACTGGCACCCAACCCAGGAAAAGAACACTACGGCCCACCCAACGACATTGTGAGTCTAGGGCACATCAAGAATTGGCAACGGCACTTGGTCAACATAGTCACTGAAACTGGCTATGATATAAATCGATCTGGATTTGTGAGCGAAAAGATTTATAAACCCATGGTAGGGTGTAGACCCTTCTTGGTGTATGATCCAGATGGTGGCACACGCTGGTTACAGGATCGTGGGTTTGAAACTTATGTTAAGGATTTCACAGACATCACTGATCTTGATTTGGCAATCCCGGATAACATCGCAGCCTTTTTGGTGGTGTTATGTGAGCAGACTCCAGAATATTGGCGAGCCAAATATCTTGCTCTAGAGGAAAAAATCCTATACAATAAACATCACTTCACTGATTATGTAAAAGATCAGTGGATCAAAATCAACCAAGGAATACCATGTCAAGTTTAGTACCTATAGTTCTCGAACAAACCTCCAAAGGTGAACGCAGTTATGATATCTACAGTCGATTGTTGCGTGACCGCGTGATCATGCTGGACGGAGAAGTGCATGGACACAGTTCTAGTCTAGTGTGTGCTCAATTGCTGTTTCTGGAAGCGGACAATCCCGACAAAGACATCAGCTTGTACATCAATTCGCCCGGTGGATCAGTCACAGCAGGCATGGCCATCTACGATACCATGCAGTTCATCAAGCCCGATATCATGACCATCGTGATGGGTCAAGCAGCGTCAATGGGCTCACTGTTGGCAAGTGCTGGCGCAAAAGGCAAACGCTATATCCTGCCTAATGCACGACACATGATCCATCAACCCTTGGGCGGTGCGTCAGGGCAAGCCACAGATGTGGAAATCCAAGCTCGTGAACTGTTGCGTTGGAAGAAAGTTCTGACTGATATCTATGTCACGCACACTGGCAAATCCTATGACACTTTACGAGCAGACATGGAGCGTGACAACTTCATGACTGCGGAAGAAGCCGTAGCCTATGGACTAGCCGACAAGGTGATCACTAAACGATAACATGTCTTTACCACAGACTTTTTGCTCTAGCCCTTGGACGCATATGAAAATAGCTTCCAACGGCCAGATGAAATATTGTCGTTGGAGTAGCTTAACAGGAAAGATAACCCAAGATTCGCCAGTGATCGGTGACCTTCATCCACTAACTTTCTTCCAAAAAAATATGTCCGTAGAGCGGCAAGCCATTCTAGATGGCCAGCCTTTGGATGGATGCAATGATTGCTATGTGATGGAGAAGTATAGCAAGGTCAGTGGGCGACAAAAACAATTATTGAAGACTGGAATCACAGTAAAAGATTTCGCTAAGAGTTGTGCGAGCAGTACATTTGCAACAGAATTTGAAAAATCTCTACAGCAAGGACACACGGATCTGGTTCCATTGGATTGGCAGATTGATCTTGGTAATCATTGCAATAGCGCCTGTGTGATGTGTGCTCCTGCATCCAGCTCAAGATTAGCGTCGGAGTTCCATCGCATTGGATTTATCGATAAATTACCAGTGTTGAACTGGACTGAAGATTCGCGCCGTGTTGATGTGTTGATTGATGTGTTGAGCAAAACTTCTGATTTAGCATACTTACATTTCATCGGTGGAGAGACCTTGATCACCCCGGGGTTCAAAAAAATACTACGGGCATTGATGAAACATGAGTTCCGTCATAACATCACCGTGGGTCTCACTACCAATCTCACAGTATGGGATCCTGAGATAAATCACATGCTGTGCGAGTTCAAACAAGTGAATCTTGGAATGAGCATAGACTCAATGACCCGGGTCAATGACTATGTGAGATACCCAAGCGAGATCCAATCCGTGACCGAGATCATGCATCAGTGGATTGATCTCAGCAGAGAACACGACTGGATTCCCACCATCCGCACCACCCCTACTGCACTGACCGCAGGCGAATTGTTGGATATCTATAAGTTTGCATCCAAACATCAGATAGGGATAGAAAGTTGCAATTTCTTGGATGAGCCGCAGGTTCTTCGCATGTCGGTGTTACCACCGAGCATACGCCAACAGATCAGTGGCCAGATACAACATTGGTTACAAGATCAGAAAATTGATGCCACAACTGTGATTAACAATCGAGATCCTAGCCATGTGCAACAAAGTATATTGCAAGATGCTGCAAGTTATGTAAACTATCTTGATCACTGCCCTGATGAAACACATCAATTGACAGCCATGACACAGTATCTAAAAAAACTAGACCAATCGCGTGGCAACTGTGTGTTAGACTATCTACCTGAATATGAAGAACTTTTCAGATCTTCTGGCTACTGATCTACATCTAGATCTTGAGTTGATAGTGGAACCTGTTGGTCGTCCAGATGTAGAAATTTGGGTAAATCAACAGTTAATACATCAAGGGCAATTATCGGAATCTATCACAGTATCAAAACAATTACCATTGCTGAAAGAATTTTCAGTCGCGGTGAAGTTGAAAAACAAAGTATACAGTCAAGAATCTGAAACAGCGGTGGTATTAAACCAGTTATCTATTGATGGATTTGATATCATCCCACAGTTTACACATCTGGCACGATATGTCAATGATCATGTATTCACTGACCCCACTTGTTATCTTGGATTCAATGGCGAGTGGAGATTGGAAGTAACTAAACCATTCTATCAATGGCAACATGAAATAACCAGTCAAGGTTGGTTATTTCAACCCTGCAGAATCACTGAGATTCTTTGAATGTATCTGCTAATATTTTAAATCCGGTACCACTTTGCAATACACAGGCCATGGTCTGATCGTATTGAACCACGGTCCAGGTCAGAGTTTGGGTGTTTTGTAATATCATGGTATGAGTTCCTGTTTGAGGATCTGCTCCGGCCCATATGGGTTTTTCTTGGGCATTTTGGGTCAACGCCGAGATCACAAATTGAGTTTTGCCGCAGGTAAATCTGCGTTCATATTCAGATAACTGAGCATGAGCAATTGAGCATATCAAAACGAGTGCGACAAATATGTATTTCATGTTACAGATACTTATGAAATGCCACTCAAAATTGCCAACTTGAATTGGTGAAAAATCGCAACTTTTGTTGGATTCTTTGGTTGACCACTAATGCCCGAAATGCTATAATACACGCATGTTCAGCAAAAAGGAGTTCCAAATGGATATCAAAGCAATCAACACCGCGATCATCACTGGTTCTTTTACCAACGATCAACTGACATCAATCATCGATGCTGTAAAATATGCTCGTAGCCAACTGATCAAGACCAATGTCCGCAGTTTCTCTGTGGGCGACAAGGTCCGGTTCACCAGCAACAAAAACGGCATGACTTATGTTGGTGAAGTGGAGAAGGTCAAACTGAAGTTTGTGCTGGTCAAGACGCCCACTACTCGTTGGAATGTGCCTGCCAACATGCTGGAAGCCGCATAAAGCGGTTGACCAGAAACAGATCGAGTGCTATAATACACACATAGACAAACAAGGTTGCTCCAAAAAGCGAGACACGCGAAAGCAAAAAGTCAAGCAAGGAGCATTAAATGGGCAGAGCCCAGCCAATCTTTTTAACCTGGAGAACAGCATGACAGCATTGCAAGCATACATCAACCAGAAGAACAAGTGGAACGCCATCTTCAAGGGTGAGCAGTTTGAACTTGAAACAGCCAAAGGTCGTCAACGAGTAGCAGACAGTCTGGATGCAGACTTGAGTCCCGAGAACCTAACCTGCGATGGCGAACTGAGCCGTAGCCAGATTCGGGCCAAGCATAGTGCCCTGACAGCGGCTGCAACTGAGTTGTTCCGCATGGATCCTAGCGTTCGAATCTACGAACTTTACACTGGAGAATAACATGAACCAAATTACCTCAGCCGTTGGCGCATTCATTATCGTAGTCGCAGGTGCTCTGTTCGTATCCTTCCTACTGGCCTGGCCTGTGATGGAACTGTGGAATGGTTGCCTTGTGCCCGCAGTCAACGGTGTCAACAAGATTGAGTGGCTACAGGCATGGGGCCTGCAATTCCTGATCAACATGCTGTTCAAAGTTTCTATCGTCAACAAGAAGGGCTAACATGAACTTGAAAATTAAAGCACTCGTCCACACCGTAGGTCTCATTGTGGGGACCATTGCGGTCTCCCTAGGACTTACTTACATTGGCAGTCTATTGACACGCGACCAGGTGGGCTGGATCCTGGCATCAGCAGTAGTTGGAGGTTTTATCTACCTGGTGTATGGAATCATGCTGAGCCGCCTAGAGTATCGAGCCGCTTTGGAAAAAATCAATCAACCGGTGGACGAATGAATCAGTCATTCCGTGAGTGGCTGGCTGAACTGTGGCGTCAGAACTGCGACGAGCATGATGGTTGGGGCCAACCACGCTACACCCTGCAGGAATACTTCGCACGGTACAAGTGGTGGCTCAAGCGTGAATATCGATATCAACGCCACGCTCGCCGCGTGAGCTAAGGACACAAGATGAAATGGTTTGCTGAGACAACTGAGTGGAAGGACATGGCTCCCAACCATGTGTATCTCATGGATGATGCCAAGAGCAAAATGTTTGCTTATGTGCCACAAGGAGCCAGCTGCCCAACCATCTTCAAGGCACCTATCCGCATCGATATTCGTGGACGCAAATTCAAAATCAACCCTGTGCAGTTCAAGACTGATATAGCACCACCTGAGCCCGAAGGCCGTATTTGGGAAATCAAGGGTAGCAAGGGCGATATATACAAGGTCACTGAAGTGCGCGGCGAATATGCTTGCACCTGCTCGGGATTTAAATTCCGCGGTGACTGTAAACATATCAAACAAGTGCAATGACAACACCTGCATGGTTACCTGACAAAAGATATTATGAATATCTCAACCATAAGATACGCACCCCGGGCGTAGAATGGGACACTTGGCGTCCTTGGGATCAATGGACTTATCCAGATGAAGTGATTACATGGCTAAGTCATCTGATTGAAAAACAAATCCCCCACATACAAAACCGCCGCGTTTTGGATGCTGGATGTGCTCAGGGCTTTGTGAGTCTGTTCTGTCTCCACAACAATGCCAGCTATGTGACTGGGCTGGATGTAAGAGATACCCCGCTGGAACTGGCCAGAGAAGTGACCCAGTTGGCCGGATATTCAAACTGCAACTTTAAGGTAGGGGACATCCAAGGTCCAGAATTTCGAAAGTTATGCGATGACCACGATACTGTGCTCATATCAGGAACACTGCAATATCTCACAGATCATTACTCTGTGCTACGCACCATTGCAGAATCCCGTGCCCAAACAGTTATACTGAATTCATGCACCTCGCCCATACATGCAGACTCCCAACCTGTGGTAGAATGGAGTTTGAAGCCCACCACACAGGTAGAAGAAGCAGACTATAATCAACCATATCATCCAACACGCACTGAGCTATTTCTTGGCCAACCCAATCATACATGGACAGAACAGGCACTGCGCTCACTAGGATATAAAATCACCTACAGTGAGATTTGGCAATACGGGCCTTGGATACACTATGTTCTAACAGGAACCAAATCATGATCTATGTATTTTATTTTGTGGTCGGTATGTATGCAATATCCGTGGGTGGTGGATTGGCTGTGAGTTGGTTGATCCAGAGGTTTGGTACCTTTGGCTCGGATCATAGCCACACCAACATCAAACCACCCCAAAATCCCCAGTAAATCCTGCTATTGCTCGCAGTATCTGTAAATAAAATCCAGCACACTAACAATCGTGCTTAACAAAGGAGTTTATTTTATGGACAATGTAATGACAAAGGCAAATGGCCTACTTTCCGGTATCATCGATATCGGTATCAAACTGATTGCCGCTGGCGTGATTCTGCAGATTCTCTTCGGAGCCGCAGTTCCCTTCCTGGCAATCGATGTGACCGCAAGCCTGTTGAAATTCGTGGGTGCCCTGGGCAGCCAAGGATTGGTTGGTTTGGCAGCACTGGGCGTGATCTATTGGTCCTTCACTAAGAAGTAAACTCCAATAGCACAAACTAAAAAGCCCCTTAATGGGGCTTTTTTTATTTGTAAATGTAGTTGATGGTGTTGGGATTTTCGCGCAGTTCTCTGGCACCATTCTTGAGATGGAATCGTCGAGCCATCTCGGTCTTGGGACTCAAGGTCACATAGGTCTGTATGCCAGGAAATTCGGTCTCTATCGACTTTTGGGCTTCTTGGATCAACACACGGCCAGCACCAGCAGCATAACTCCAGATGGTGTAAAAAACCGCAGTTGTGGCACTCTCGACCAATTCGGCCATGTCTTCTACAGCAGCAGGAACCGATTCAAGGAACTTCACACAGGTAACTGCGGCAGTTTCCTCGCCTTGTTTCCAAACATAGATTCGACTATTGCTGTTCACACGGTCGCTGAGCGGTATCTCGGGCCGCACCGGGTCGTCTTTGATGAGATTCAATAGGTAGTCGTTGGGTTGGGTGATGGTGTGTAACATGGGTGCCTCCGGTTACACGGTTATTTATGTGCGCCGTTTATTTTTTAGATATTTTGGCAAAGTTGATTGCCAAAAAGTATTGCACATCAGTTACAGATCGCTTATACTGTGATCATGCTGTGGCAACAGCATCTTTCATAGGAGATTAAAAATATGCGAATTAGCGAAAACACCAAGACCTTCAAACTGTTCACAGCCCTGCAAGCAGGCGAAAGCGTGAGCCCCAGCCAAGCTGAAAAGCGTTTTGGTATCAAGAACATGAGTGCTGAGATCAGCCGTGTGCGTCAAGCAGGTTTTGCAGTTTATGCGAACCGTCGTGTGGCTGCTAACCATGTTGCAGTGACCGAATACCGTATCGGTAAGCCAAGCCGCAAACTGGTGGCTGCTGGTTACCGAGCAATGGCGTTGGGTCTGTAATCTTTCGAGATTAGCCCGGAACAAAACCCTGCATTGGCAGGGTTTTTTCTTGACCAGAAATCCAACTTCGTGTATACTACACAGGTAAAGGAATCAATGGATGATCAAACAACTTTTTACCCGATTAGGCCGCTATCGCGTTATCCGTGATCGGCTAGATGATGAACCCTACTTGGAACGCTACTATGTGTTCCTCAAAGACCGTGAGCGTTTTCCGTTCAACATGTTTGTGCATAAGTTCTTGAAGTCAGATCCAGACGATGTGCATGATCATCCGTGGCCATTTGCCACTCTGATCTTGAAAGGTGGCTATTGGGAATGGACACCCACTTTTGACGCCGAAGGTCGCAAAACAGGCGAAGTGGCTCGTTGGTATGGTGCGGGCAGTTTCCGCACAGCACGAGCCAACACCTATCACAGGATCGAACTGGATCCTGCTATCACATGCTGGACATTGTTCATGCCCGGTCCCAAACAGCGTGATTGGGGCTTCTTGGTGCGGAATCAGTGGATCCAGTGGGAACAATATCTTAAACAAAGGAAAGCAGCATGAACTGGTTTAAAAAGATGGTAGCCAAGTGGGTAAAGGAAGATTGGGAAAATGCTGGCATTACCAGCATGGAAGCCAATTCTCTAATCAAACCTCGCCGAGGCTTATCGGTTCAGAGCAATAGTGATAGCATTGATGGCCACGCAGGCTTGAACATCACTGTGATGAGTGCAATCGGTGGCAAGATCGTCACATTCCGGCACTACGACCGCCGCAAAGACGACACCAACTATCGCCATTATGTGATCCCGGACGAACTGGATTTTGAACGCGAACTGGGCAAGATGATCACAATGGAATCAATCCGTCAAGCATAACTACATCATGATAGACTTTATTATACCCGTTTTTGTTGGTGTGGTTCTTGGTGTGATGATCCTGCAATTGATCAACATCTACCGAGCCTGGCGTGAGTTCAATGAGACAGATCACGAGGTGGAAGAGTTTGTGGATAAAATGGTAAAACAAAAGTTGATTATTTTGGATATAGAGGCCGTAGACGGGCAGTTTATGTGTTATAATAGTCTAACGAAAGAATTCGTGTGCATGGGGCAAAATATGACGGAAGTGCAAGAAAGATTCCGACAACGCTATCCTCACAAGGAAGCAGCCTTGATCAAAGAGGACCCTGTGGCACAACAACTGAAAGCAACTGTATGAAAATCGCATTAGCAAGTGATGTCCACCTAGAGTTTGGACCACTGGAAATCAACAATACTGACGGGGCTGATGTGCTCATCCTCAGCGGTGACATCTGTGTGGCTCGTGATCTTGGTGATCGCGATGTGCATAACCTATTGGGTGAGCATACCAAGAGTCACAGATACCATACATTCTTTGAATACTGTGCCGCACGGTTTCCTAATGTGATCTACATCGCAGGCAATCATGAGCACTACAACGGTGATTATGCCACCTCGATTCCACATTTGAAAGACAAGTTGAGTTACTTGAAGAACCTGCATGTGTTGGAAAAAGAAACTATCACACTAGGTGATGTGACCTTTGTGTGTGGAACCCTGTGGACCAACATGAACAAAGAAGATCCGCGCACACTGAGCAGTATCCGTGGCATGATGAATGACTACAGGGTGATCCGTAACAGCAGCAAAAAAGTAACATTCAAAAGTTACATGCCCGATCCTGAGAATCCTGACAAAGACATCTTTACATTTCAGGAGCGTGATGCCACTTTCTGCCCAGAGGATTCCGTTGAAGATCACAAGGCCATGCTTGCTGTGATCCGTGAGGCTGTGGCTGAGAACCCTGCTGGAAAGTTTGTGGTGGTAGGACATCACTCGCCCAGCAAACTCAGCACCAAGCCAGAGTATGAACGCGATGTCATCGTGAATGGTGCGTATAGTTCAGACTTGAGCGAGTTGATGTTGGATCATCCGCAGATCCGTATGTGGACACATGGGCACACTCATCATGAGTTCGACTACATGATTGGCACATGCCGAGTGGTATGCAACCCACGCGGCTATCATGGGTATGAGCCGCAGGCTGCGGATTGGCAGTTGAAAACTTTTGAGGTGTAGTATGACTGAAGCAACAAAATCCTGGACAGTGACCCTTGAAGAAGCCGACGACGGAAGTGGTGACCTTGTACTACCATTCCCGCAGGACATGCTGGATGAAGTGGGGTGGAATCCCGGCGACAACTTGAAGTGGGCGGACCGTGGAGATGGCACTTGGGAAATCCGCAAGGTTGAAGAATGAACGAACGAATTAGACAACTTGCTGAACAGGCTTCGACCACAACAACCTCATATTATGATGGCAGAGGTAATGTGACTCAAACTGTTTTTGATAAAGAAAAGTTCGCCGAGTTGATTGTGCAGGAATGTGCTGGCCGGGTGGATCATATCCTGCGTGAGCGGCAGGCGGGCGGTGGAACCATGGGTGATGACATTAGAGAACATTTCGGAGTTGAAGAATGAAACAAAAACTAATAGATCAACTTTTACACAAGGCTGGTGCTCGCTTTGGTGCCGAGGGCACTGACTATTCCGATTTTACATCAAGCAAGTTTGCTGAACTGATCATCAACGAATGTATCGACCAAGTGGCAGGAACAAAGATCGTGGGTCAGTTATCAGGAGACAAGTTTGCTGAATTATCTGAATCAGCCGACAACAAATACAAACAGTGGAACAATGCATTGGTCATTGCCACTATGAATGTTAGAGATCACTTTGGAATCAAAGAATGAAAGTATACAAAGTTCGCCACGCAGAGACCAAGTTGTTCCGTACAGCAGGGGTATACACACGCTGGGACCGAGTGGGCAAGACCTGGGATACTATTGGCAAACTACGAACCATGATAACTTGTTCTCTAAAATTTAGAGACGTCAATAACGATTTTGGCAACTGGCAAATGAAAAAAGAAGTAAATCATTGACTGGAAAACAAAAGCCAGTTATACTGTGCCCACACTGTGGAAAATCTGGTGGTGCTCCACAAATGAAACAATGGCATTTCGATAAATGTAAAGGAAAATAAAATGCGTGTCTGGATATCTAACTACCGTAATCACTGGGTCAGCCCCTACACCATCCTCAAAGCCATTTGCTTCTGGGAAAAAGACGACGATGTGTTTTACAACCATCTCGACGAACCCAACCACAAATACGACAAGTGGATCAACCGCCTGACTCCGTTCTGCACTGCATGGATGAAGTTCTTGGACTTTGTGCATCCCAAGATTGAGTATGTGAAGATCGACTACTACGACACTTGGAGCATGGATCACACCCTGGCTCACATGATCCTGCCCATGCTCAAGCAACTGAAAGCCACCAAACATGGTGCTCCGTTAGTGGACGATGAAGATGTGCCCGAAGGCGTTGGCCTGCGTAGCACAGAAGCAGGCCCAAAAGAAAACGAATGGGACACTGACGACAATCACTTTAAGCGTTGGGATTGGGTGTTGGATGAGATGATCTTTGCGTTTGAATGCAAAATGGATGACTCCTGGGAAGATGCATTCCGCGAAGGCGAGATCGACTGGAAATGGAAGGTGTCCAATACTGATCCTGTGACCGGTAAACCCACTTTGTATCAGACTGAAGACGGCCCCAACCACACCTACAAGTGCGATTACGAAGGCATGCGAGTGGTTGAGAAACGCATCCAGAACGGCTTCCGACTGTTTGGTCGATACTACCAGAATCTCTGGGACTGATGAGCAATGTCCTCAAAGGGCGTGATAGCTTTGATGCTACCGCTGGCAATGTATTGGTGCCGTTTATCAATCGGAGTGCGGTTCCTTACGCCACAGAAAGTTCCGGGCCCAAGTTTGATCTTGTGCCTGTGGAAAAGCAAAAAGACATCATGCTCAACGTGGCCAGAATGCATGCCCAACAGGAATATGATCGGATCATGGAACTGGTGAGTGTGCTGGAGCGTCAAGCTCAACAGATCAAACGGCGACTGGAGATCACGGATGCTGTGCATGCCGCAGAGTATCAGTTCCAGATAGCACATGGAAAGAACTATTGGTTGGTGTATGACACAAGGAAAAACATCAATCGATTGTGCATGCGAGGCCCCGAGGGTTGGAGTTCAGGTCCACCAGAGGATTATCAATATATCGCCCAGGTGCAATGGCTAGGTGATCACTCATGGATAGAAGTGAATGTTTAAAAATCTAATAGATCAGTTAGAGGCAACCAAAACCCGGGCCAGAGAGTTACGGATCACCCGCACAGATTTCGAACATTGGCAAAAACTTTACACCTGGGATGCCATAAAGGGCATAGCATATGGAGAGAGTTTCTGCAAGTATTTTGAAATCTATGATGTGTTTTTGATGGTCATGAAGCATTGGGCCACAGCGGATCTAGAACTGTATATCCAGGAAGAGTATGTGGTCTGAAGTGGTGTTTGAGGGTGCCGGACCGGCTCAGGGCATGGAGATGGCGTGGGCATTACGGGATGCTGGATTGGTGCTAGACAAGGATTTTACTTGGTGCTACATTCCCAAGGCTGCGGATCCAGTTACCATAAACGAATGGTCACTGTTTGAAAAAAATGTAAGAAAAGTGATCATTGGATTCCAGGATCCTGCTATGGCAACCTTTTATAGCCTAAAGTGGCAGAGGTAGCAGATAAGTGCATATATAAAGATACATGCAAGTTTTAGAAAATTATGTCATACGCGACAAGGAAAGTTTCAAACATTCACATGAACTCAGAAAAAAAACAGGTATCCTGGATCATGTGATCGAGTGGTGCAAAGACGAACTGGTAGGTGATTGGCGATGGCAACTGGTAGAGATGAGCAGCCATCAACAACCAGGTAGATATATTTTTTATTTTGACAGTGAACGAGATTATTTCGCATTTTTATTGAAGTGGCAATAATGAGCACAGAACAAGACAAATTCAAACACAGCAAGCGATTGCTCAAAGACGAGAACGCTATCAACAAACAACTGAAGATTGCCAAAGCACACGGCTCATCAGATGATAAGAATGTTAAAAATCCACATCGACTGGCCAAGCAGCATGCCATGGATTGCGGTAATCCACAATGTTTGCTATGTTCGAGTGCAAAGGTTTTAGGGGAGCCAACTATAAAACAAAAGAGGTTTGATCAAAACATAGAAGAACCCAGAGATAAACGCAGCAACGGACTAACCAATCAAGAGGACCTATAATGAGTATCGAATCAGCAACCAACATGTTTCTTTGTTTTATCATGCTGGGCTTTACTGGCATCACAACAGCAGCCACTATCATTGCTATCAACAACATGTTCGCACGGTGGTGGAAGCCAGTGCAGTGGTCAGTGTATACCTGGATCGATCACCACACTTCTAAAAATCCGGATTTCCAACATCCGGAGGATTCAACTTTGGTTGCAACCGCAGTTGACCCTCACAAACCCTGGCCCGCACCTAGATTCACAAAATCAGTTGACGCAAAGGCCTAATTCGTGCTATACTAACTATATGTTAGCAAGGAGATCCTATGATCCGAATTGAAAATCTTTCCGCAGAGCAGCACCAAATGCTGGACTTGATCTGGAGTTTTAACAGCCAGGACGAATACCTAGACTGGTATAGTGAACTGGACGAACCCGACCGCATGCAAGCCTTGGTGTTGATGCGACTCATGGCCTATGAGGTGTTGGAACATCGTGTGGGCGAGTTTCGTGATCAAGCCCGTGAACTGCTAGAACAGTTCCGACTGTGATGGACGAGGACGAAGAATCACGCCCGCGCACATTTTGCGTGATGTGGGATTGCAACGGTCTTGAGTCCATCGGAGAGATTGTTGATCCTGCATTGAAAACCTGGGCCATACTAGCCAACAAGCCTGTGCCCCGAGAAGATTTCAATGTGTTGCACTGGCAAATGAGAGCACGAAACAATACACAACGGTGTTATGAGATCTATGCTATTGGTGTGGATGGCAGTATCACTCAGGAAGATATCGCGGCCATGTTCAAGACAGATCCACAATACGCCGCGGATCTGATCCGTACTCGGGGTGAGAAGATCTACAGTGATCGTAGAAGCCAGAAGGATGCTATCACATGACCCCTGCTCAACTTCGTGATGGTATCTTTGCCTTAAACACTCGTCGTTTTGGTACTGTGGCAGAGATCATGGTCAAACGACTCAAGAGCTTGGGCAAAAGCCAGAGCATGTTCCATGATCTATATGATACGGATACCAAACAACGAGTAGAGGTCAAGTTCAGCAGAGTTGGACAGAACTTGGACAAGCTCACTGAAAACAACTTGTTGGAATGTATCTTGAAAGAGCAAGGAACAGACCGTAGAATTGCTTTCAACAACTGGACTCGGCATCGTTTCCTGTGCAATATACAGCAGGTTAAACGGTCAGAATTTGAAGTGCTGTACTATGGCATGTTCTTTGATGATTTTGTTAAGATCTTTCGTATCACGCCGGATCAGATTGATTCTAGCATTGGATACGGAGATAAGCAGCACAAAGGCAATGTTGGTGAAGGACAGTTTCACATCACTGAAAAGACCTTGCAAATCCACTTGGATCGGTTTTACCATCATACCTTGACCTACCAGGACTTGCTGGCATTGTTGAGTTGACAATTCATGCAGATTCAGTTATAATAGAGTTTTGATTGGACAAACATGGCAAAATATTTAGAAAAAGAACTGTTGGCTACGCTGGATGAATATCGGCATAAGATTTTTTCTCTGCGCGAGGAGGCCTATCGGTTGACGGGTATTGATGTGTTAGACAATGATACCTTGAGCGCACTCAGCATCTACGAGATCGTCAGCAAGTACGACAAAAATTACAATATCAATTTTGCTCGAAACGGTGAAGATGCCAAGAGCCTGACGGAAAATCTTGAACAGAAGATCGAGATGAAGGCCAGTCGTATTGAGCGCATGAAGCGTAGTGGACTTTATGGGCTGGCAGGATTTCAATTCCATGCCATGGGCGATCTTGAATACTATCGTTATATCTTTGTCACACGCGACAAAGTCACCCTCAAGTTGATCAAAATCTATGATATCTCTGCAGAAGAAAATTGTCTGCAGATACAAGCGCATCTGCTGGCTGAAAGAGAAGCATGGTTGGCCCGTGGTCGTGCTGATGAAACAAAAATGAAGCACGATCTTATCATTTTGCCAGAAGCACTGTTGAAGGTTCTTGAAGGTTCTACTACAAAAACAGTCAATGGAGTAGAAGTTGTAATGGCATGAAATTTACACAACAAGATTTTTTAAAACTATTCAACTTACAAAAGAACATCTCGTTTGAAGACTTCTCTAAGAAGTTGGCAGTGCTCAACGGCAGCGACATTTCAGGTACTTTTGCCGTACGCAGTGATCTAGACACCTTCATCGCCCGGGTTGCAAAAAAAGACAATAGGGGTGCTCGTTTGGATGAATACAAGCGCAAACTCTATCGCATCATAGTGCAAGAGCCCGAGGTGGCATTGGCAGCTTGGTTCCACCGCACTGCCGCAGTTACAGAGGACTTGGATTTCTATTTCCAAATACCTGATGCCACTGTGCGGGTTGGCGATACCTTTGCAGGTCGCACATTAGCCAAGTACGGGCGTGTGTGCAAGAACATCAACTTTGACAATTTCTTCAATACCAAGAAGCTGTATGCCAATGACTTTGAGTACACCTTTGGTATGTTGAAAGCCATGTTTGAAGATTGCAAACTTCGCAACAGTTTGGTGGGCCCGGCATTCTTTGATCATATCTGCAAACTAGAAGATGACTACAATCAGTTCTGGGCAGACTTCATGATGGGATGCAACCGTGCCAGCATTTTTAATCCTGTGACCTATCGCGGGATCATGGAAGAACTATTCACAGGCGACACCATCTTTGCTCCGTGTATGGGGTGGAATGCGTATCAGTTGGGATTCTACAACAGCAACTGGAAGAAGTTTATCTCCACAGATGTGATTCCGGGTGTGGTGGACAATGGCAAAAAGTTACATGCGGAATGGCAGGCATACAAGGATCGAAGCTTGTTTGAGATCGAAGACAAGACCGTTGATCTTTATCTATGCCCAAGCGAACTGCTAGATCAACGACATAATTTTGTGAACAAGTATCGAGATCAAGTTGATGCGGTATTGTTTAGCCCTCCTTATTATGATTTGGAAATCTATCCAGGTGCAGAACAAAGCTTCACTAATTATCCTGAATATGCAGATTGGCTTGAAAACTATTGGGAGGTCACTGTTAAAACGGCCAAGGCTGTTCTTCGCCCAGGAGGTAAATTTGCGTTCGTTATCAGCAACTATCGCAACAAAGCAAAACAAGAAGTCACAATAAGTGAAGACATGCGAGATGTTGTTGAAAAGCATTTGGGTGAACCAACACATTACAAAGTTCAATGGAGTGCTATCGCTGGCGGTAGACAAGCTAAAAAGATGAAGGATGGAAATTTCGAAGACCTTTGGGTGTTTGAAAAGAAATAATATGTTTTATTTTGCATACGGAATGAATACCAATCGAACCAGTATGACCTGGAGATGCCCTGGCGCAGTCCCGTTTGGTCACGCTCGATTATTGGATCATGAGTTTAGATTCAGCCACCATGCCGATGTTGTGGTCAGCCCAGGAGAAAGTGTGGATGGAGTATTATGGTTGATCGATGAAGACCATCTGGCGGATTTGGATACGCTAGAAGGTTATCCCTCATATTATGATCGTAGTATATTACCAGTTGAATATCAAGGTAATATTATCATGGCGGAATGTTATAGGATGCAACCAGATAATATAGACAGTCGTCCTAGTAAAGGATATTTAGATATGATATTCGAGGGTTATCAAACATATAATATCCCTAACGATCAAATATGGAATGCGCTGGGCAGGATTCCAACTCTGCTTGCAAACTAAATGTTGCAAAAAAGCCACAGAAAATCGCAACTTTCTTTGTAGAAATCGGTAGACCAGTATTGCTCGAAATGCTATAATACACACATGAACAGCAAAAAGGAGTCTACTATGTATTACATCATCGTTCGTGCTACTGGACTTATCGCAACTGATGGTCCTAACAAGGCCCGTTCCTACAAGACCCGTGGTGCTGCTCAAGCCACCCGCACTCGTCTGTGCCGCAAAGCAGGTTGGAGTGCTGGCGAACTCAGCATTGTTGACATCAAAGATTACAAACCACGCATGGTCACCCGCAAGAACCTCATGAGCGGTGCAGAGTTCCAAGAGGATGTGAACACACCTTACTTCTGCTCGCCCTCTTCTGAAACTTACTGGAGCATGTGAGATCATGCAAAACAAAGATCTAGAAACACAAGGTGCGAACCTAAAATGGTTCGCGGCACGAGATGCTCGCATGCGTAGCTATGCCCAGAGCACAACTTACAGTGAGCAGGCCAAACTGCGAGCAGAGCGTATGCGTGGCGCTCTTGAACTGTGCTATGCACACAAAGAGGTGCATATAAACTATCGTCAGCGTTTCATCGCTATCAAGATAGATGGTGCCGAGGTGCGGCGTAAAAAAGATCTTGCCTTGCTGGAAGCAGATTGGGCCAAGGAAGGTATCATCAAACGCACATCAGCCCAAGGTGTGATCTATCGCATTCCGCGATAAGGAGAAAGTATGACCAAGTTCATCGTTGGTTTCGTGTTAGGCATAGTAGTCAGCACCATTGGCTTCACGGGATTGGCTCGTGTGGCAGATCGTGGTGTTGAATCAATCAAACAATCTTCACAAGAGGTAGCAAAATGAAAAAAGACAAAAAATCCAAAACGGCCCAAGTGCCAAAAACCGTGGATCGTTTCGATCTGGAATCTCAGATCATGGCCTGTTGGGGCATGGTAGACGATCTCCGAGCATTCGCCAACTCCGGTGCCGACACCGATGAGCTGCGAGCCCTGTCCAAAGTATACGACCGTAAATTCGACATCCTGTTCGAGACCTTCTCGACCATGATCTCGGAAGGTCAGTTTGTTGAACACATTCGGCAAACTCCCCAAATCTAAATTAACAAAGAGGTTGACACCAACCAACCTTTATGTTATACTTAGGTCAGCTGTGCGGAACAGCAATTTAAATCAACTTAAAAAAGGCAACTTTATCATGGCAACAGAAAAAACTTTTACCGTAGCAGGTACCGCAACTAACGCAGATGGCACCGTCAAGGTCCGTTTTGCAAACGACTTGGTGGCTCGCATCAAGATTCTTAACAAAAACAACTGCACCAATATCAACTTGGTTGAACTGCCTCGGGCAATGACCAAGATGGAGGCTCTGCAACATCTGCAGACCCTGGGCATCACTGCTGGTGATGCTGGCTTTGCAGTAGCCAACAAGCTGGCCGAAAAAGCCAAGGTCGCTAAGAAAGGCGAAGTCAAGATCAAGGCCACCAAGGTGGTCACTGAATCCAAGACTCCCGTGACTCAGGAAGCAACAGCCTAATCATCAGGCACTGATTCCGCACGCCAAAGGCCCGCAAGGGCCTTTTCTTTTGGCTAAATATTCTGTGGGCATGTTGCCCATGTCAACTCTGTGCAATACATAATATTATACCGCGGGGAACTACCAGATGCAAAGTTTAAAGGTTGGATCCGATCGAATCCCACAGCAGCCGCTCGCATCATAGAAAACCGTTTACATCTGCCCGACTATCGAGCGTTGGGCCTGTTTCAACTTTCATGGGCAGGCGACTGGAACCTCACCACCATATGGGACTCATGGGAGCGTCGCCATATCTTCATAGAATAATTTGACATTGTGTCGCTAGGTGTATATACTAGCACATGAGCACGGTGCTCATCAACACAAGGAAAAACAAAATGACCAATCACGAACAAATCGTAGCTGCTTACGAAACATATATTTCTGAAAACGAGAAATTCACTGCCAAGGGTGTAAAAGCTTCAGCAGCTCGTGCTAGAAAAGCTCTACAGGAGATGAGCAAAGGCATCAAAGAACGCCGCAAAGAGATCACCGCAGAAAAAGAAGCATTAGCGGCAAAATGATCGATCCGGTGACTTTTGCTCCTCTTACATCGGAAGAGGTCAAGGTGGAGGACATGAAAAGCCGCATGCGAGGTCTTGCGTCGGCAGTGAAGAATCTCCAAGAGTATGATGAGTGGAACATGACCAGCAGGGAGTCTAGTGTGCCTTGGGGCCAACTCACTGCTGCCCAAAGTGCCACAGGTGGGATACATCAGGTAGGTCATATCGGCCTAAGCCCGAATGTGTATACCACCAACTCTCCTTATCAAAATCTGAACACCATCACCGGCACTAGCATGAACAGCTTGATCGGCGGCAACGACTATAACATGAAGGTTGAACAATCCGGGCAGATTGATATCCGAGGCGAAAAGGCCGACATCCGTATCAACGGCAAGAGCATGAACAAGTGGATGGAACAGGTGGAACAACGACTGAACATCCTGTCTCCCAATCCTGAACTGGAAAAGGAATGGGACGATCTGCGCCGCCTGGGCGAACGCTATAGAAAACTGGAGAAGAAATGTCAAGAGAAAGCACAGATGTGGGCAGCATTGAAGAAGTTGCCCAAAGTAAAACCATGACACCTAAACAACGCATCACTACCATTGTGAAGTGGATCAAGTCCTATGCCCGCAGTGCCAAAATCCGCACTTTGGTAGTGGGAATCTCAGGCGGCATTGATAGTTCGGTGGTGAGTGCTTTGTGTGCTAGAACTGGATTGAAAACCATCGTAGTGCAGATGCCCATCCGTCAAAACAAAACTCTGGACAATCGCAGTTCCATGCAGGCAGGTTGGTTACTGGAACGCCATCCAGACACAGTCACACACATGAGCATGGATTTGACTCCTGTATTTGCCGCGTTTGAAAAGAAAGTAGATCCTTACTGCGGCATCGAAGATGATACCTACGGAACATACCAGTTAGCCAGTGCCAACAGTCGTGCTAGATTGCGTATGATGACCTTGTATCAGATTGCACAATGCAACCGTGGTCTTGTGGTAGGCACAGGCAACCGGGTGGAAGACTTTGGTGTGGGCTTCTTTACCAAGTATGGTGATGGCGGTGTGGACATCAGTCCTATTGGTGACTGTATGAAAACTGATGTGTGGGATATGGGTCGCGAAATGGGGTTGCCACAAGAGATCATTGATGCTGCTCCCACTGATGGATTGTGGACCGATGGCCGCACTGATGAAGATCAGTTGGGCATGACCTATCCCGAACTGGAACTGGCCATGGACCAGGACGAGAATTCGGATCTTTGGGATCCGACCTCTCCGCAGGAAAAGAAAAATCTTCGCCGATACCGTGAGATCCGCGCAACAAATCTGCATAAGATGTTGCCGATCCCGGTTTGCAAATTCGACTGGTGAGTGTATAATACACATTGGATCGACCAAAACGATACTGTTTTGATTCGATATTCCGGGTGATTTTGCCCATTTCAGTAAGTAAAACTACCATGAAAGCAAATCAACTATCCTCTCTGGCACAACGCTACGGTTCATATCTGTTCAAGGCCCTTGGCCTGTTTGCAGTGATCTATGTGGTATGTGCTGTAACTTCTGCCCGATTCGAAACACTTCGTGAACAATCGGTTGGCCTACCTGAAGGCTACATCAGTGCTGCTCAACGCACTAAAGAACTGGATTGCCTTACACGCAATATCTACTGGGAAGCTGCAAACGAACCATTCGAAGGCAAAGTGGGCGTGGCACAGGTCACCATGAATCGCATGGAGTCTGGCAAGTTCGCTAGTTCTGTATGTGCAGTGGTGTATCAGAAAAATGTGTTCTACGAAAAAGTAGTATGCCAGTTCAGTTGGTTCTGTGAATCAGGACACACTGCCAAGACCATCCACAAGCCGCTGTGGAACGAAAGTGAAGAAGTGGCCAAGAAAGTGCTGTTGGAAGGATTCCGCTTGCCGGGATTGAAGAACGCACTTTACTACCATGCGGATTATGTAAATCCGGGTTGGAAAAAGCCCAAGTTAGAGAAAATCGGACATCACATATTTTATGGAGAAAACACATGACCTTTGAACCGCAAACCTGGCCAAAATCTGTACTCATTTGGCTGCAGGAACACCTGCCCAGACTCAGTGCAGAAACCCTGCAATGGATGGCCGCTCTGGTTCTACATGCTGCTACAGTTCCAACTTTGCTTGCCCTGATGACTGGACTGAGTGATCGCACACCCAGTTTGGATATTGTGCTGTTCATGTGGGCTGGATTGGTGTTGCTGTTCATGCGGGCGGTGGTGCTCAAGGACATGTTGAACATCGTCACAGTGGGCACTGGATTCATTGTGCAAGCGGTGCTGATGGCCTTGATCCTGTTCAAATAGTCGTTGACCAGTATTTCGGGCTGTGCTATAATAAGCACATGATTACCTGGAGATGTCTATGACCATGCACATGTGCGGCCCTGCGCTGAGCCTCAACGGCAAGAAAAAGGGCAAGTTCAAATATCGTAATGCTGCTGAAGCCAAGAAGGCTCGCGAGCTTGATGCCGACTGGAAAGAACTGCTCAAGCGTCAAGGTGTGGAGGCAGAAGCGAAGAAGCGTCGTCGTGCTCTAGCAGCAGAACCCTTGGTTTACAATTTAACTGGTGCTACAGATCGTGCAGGTACTGCTCACATTCCCAGTCTTGGCACAGGCGGAGGAGTTGCTGTGCTGGCGCCTGCCAAAGTGTATACAGGCACCAAAGTCAAGGGCATTGCCACCATGCACAAGAGCAATGCTGTGCCTGTGTTCAGCGACGAAGAAGCAATTGATATTTCCAAGATGCGGCGATGAGCGATAGTGAATCGACCGTCAAATGGATATCTGAATTAGCAGAACGATGGATAACTGAACTCAACATGAAACGCATTGAAACTGGCTATGCTGAGATTCAACCTCGATATCCTTATTGGGTTCAGCCAGTCAACTACTCTCGTAAGGAGTGGGATGAGATGGGGGATTGGGTAGTGAAAACATTCGGCAACGGTGATTGGATGACCGAACATGGACTCTGGGTGGGCAGTGATCGTAAGTATTGGTTCCGCGATGAGCGAGATCGCACCTTGTTCATATTGAAGTGGTCATGAGTGTAGTTCTAATCCCCAGAGAGCGAAACAACGAAGCCTTTGTGGCCTGGTTGAAAGAGAACATCGGAGCCAGCAGTTCACGCCGGCAAGCCTATGTTCGCAAATACGGGTCAGGCTGGGATCTGACCACAGTAATGGTTCGGACCGCTCCCAAGACGGACCGAATATATTGGCAAGTGACCATTGAAGATGAACACATGGCCATGCTGTTTGCATTGAAGTGGTCATGAGCGGAACTCTTATCTCTCCGGCTGCCCTCACCAAAGAAGCGGTGGGCCTGCTCAACAAGGCGTTTAAAAAACACTACGGTCAGTTGAACTTTAAAATACGAGATCAATCTCAAGTGGATGGTGACACATGGTATACAGTATCATGCACCGGGGCAGTGGCCAAATGGATACGATCACAGGATCGAGAAATCTGGCACGAACACATCAATGGCAAATGGGATGTGATCCATAACACATTCGACATACACGAAAAACTCTATACTTTTTTGGCATTGAAGTGGTCATGACAGAGAATCCTGTATTGATTGTTGATTACGGTCTCCGCAGAGTTCGGCTGACTTATAGCACCCCAGCGGCCCAGCCGCTTACACCCGGCCGTGAGTTGTGGGATCAAAGCCAATGGTGCGCGGAAACTTTTAAATCTGAAACCTGTGTTTATAACAACGGCCGGTGGTATTTTAAACGACCACAGGACCTGACCATGTTCTTGATGAGGTGGTCATGAACCCGGTCAACGGATGGTATGTGGTCAGCGTGATGGCACCTGGTGTTAGTCAAGGGTGGACACTTTGTTTTGATTGGTGCTTTGAACAATTCGGTAGCCATACCGTGGATGGTTGGGGGTATGTAGGCGAAGGTGTGTTCGAGTTCCGCGAGGAAAAACATGCTGCATGGTTCATGTTGAGGTGGCGATGAATTCAGCACAACGACGCAAAAACGATCGTGGTCTGGTAAAACTGGAGCACGAGATCATGGTTGATATTGACAGGGGCATTGATCTTCACAGGCACTATGCCGCCGAGGACTGGTGCATTGAACAATTTGGCAAACGGTGGACTGCCCTGGGCGATGCCACTGGTGCGCGGTGGGCATGTTTCTGGGCAGGTAGAAATGATCCTGCACGGTATAGATTTTGTTTCGCAGAGTCCAAGGACGCTGTGTTTTTTGCATTGAAATGGCGATGAAGAAAAAACGGTTACTAACTTTTAAAGGAGAATTTATGGATACATTGGATTGGGAACAACAAGAAGTGTTCCGGCTGCTGAAAAATCAACCGGGCACACAATATCAAGAAGCCGACGAGGCAGGACGAAAACAGATGCGTGACTGGGTGCAGAACCTGCTGAGCAACAGCGAAGTCACTGTGCAGTTTGTGAAATCCGATGGCACTGTGCGCGACATGCGATGCACACTGGACCGCGGTAGAATCCCGCCTGCACCGCCCAAACCTGTGCCCACAGAGATCCAAGCCAGTTCTACTGTGAACATTGATGGGCTTACAGAAAGCAAGAACCCACGCAAAGAACCCGATCCGGTCACCCAGCGTGTGTATGATCTGGACCAGAATGCCTGGCGTAGTTTCCGTTATGATCGGCTACAGAAGATTACTGCGGAGATCAGTTTCGCTAAGTAATGCATCAATGGCCAAAGAAGAAACTTTAGAATTAGAAGGCAAGGTGCTAGAAGTCTTGCCCAATACCATGTTCCGCATACAGTTGGATGGTGTAGAACGACCCGTGATCGGATACATCTCCGGCCGCATGCGTAAACATGATATCAAAATCCTGTTAGGTGACCGTGTGCTGATCGAGTTTTCACCCTATGATCTCACCCGTGGGCGTATAACCCGCCGCCGCTAAATACTGATATGCGTGAACATATCGATCTAATAGAAGCAACCACCCGTCCAACCAAGTTGGAAACCACTCCGCTGCCTTATTCACGAGATGAATTGGCCCCTGTGATGAGCGGTGATACCATCGACTATCACTTTGAACACTTGGCCAAAGGTTACGCCAAACGCTACAATGCCGGCGAAGGTGATCCCGATTTTAACCGTGCTGGCAGTTTCTTGCACAACAAATTCTTCCCACAACTACAACCACCCAAGGGCACAAATCGCCCCCGAGGTGCTGTGCTAGAACTCATAGAACGCAAATTTAAGAGTTACGAAGCATTCCAGGATGCTGTAAAAGAAACAGCAATGAAGATCCAAGGATCAGGCTGGGTTTACTTGAGTACCGGCGGTGAGATTAAAACCATCAAGAATCATGCTGTGCGTACAGATATATGCGTACTTATTGACTGGTGGGAGCATGCCTGGGCCCTAGACTACCAGTGGGACAAAGAGAAATATCTCGACAACATCTGGCGCATCATCAACTGGGATGTGTGCTCAGATAGACTATAAACGGACCACATTATGAAACTAGAAACTGGAGCAGTTTCCAAACTGCGAGAACTCATTGCCGAAGAAGCCAACCCTGATCTCAAACTCAGAGTATTTGTGCAAGGTGGCGGGTGTTCCGGATTCAGTTACGGATTCACCTTTGATGAAGTTCAAAATGAAGATGATTTTGACTTCAATTATGAAGAAGTGCGTGTGATAGTAGATGCCATGAGCATGCAATATCTGCAAGATTCAACCATAGATTTCCGTGAAGATGTCATGGGATCCAGTTTTGTGATCAACAATCCCGCCGCAAAAACCACTTGCGGCTGCGGGTCCAGTTTCTCCGTTTAGCATAATCAAGTAGATAGGTTGCTCTGGTAAATACACCAGAGAGCACCTACCTATGACCCAAGAATATATAAATGTTGGCAGTTCACCTGACGATGGCACCGGAGATCCGTTGCGTACAGGTTTCATAAAAACCAACAACAACTTCAGCCAATTATTTTCTGCCATACTGGGCAATGTGTCATCATTGACCTATGGCAACACCAGTATAACCATTCCAGTTGCTAATGGCAATATTGCTGTACAAGTAACAGGCACCAGCAATGTAGCAGTGTTTTCGCCCAATGGGCAATATGTGTCTGGTTTGATTTCGGCCACTGGTAACATTACCGGATCCTATTTGATTGGTAATGGTAGCCAGATCACAGGTATAGGCAATTCTACAGCCATCGTAAATGGCACATCCAATGTAAAAATGGTTGTGTCTGGCGGAAATGTTACAATAGGTGTGGGCGGCACCACCGTTGGCACTTTTGCCACAACAGGTGAATATGTAACTGGATTGATTTCGGCTACCGGTAATATCAAAGCAGCAGGATTTACTTTTGCCAATGGTCAACCGGTTAGCACAGGTGCTCAAGGCGCAACAGGAACACAAGGCGCAACAGGAACACAAGGCGCTGTGGGCACACAAGGGTCTGTAGGTACACAAGGTATCCAGGGCACTGTTGGTGCTCAAGGAGAAACAGGCACACAGGGTGTGCAAGGTATACAAGGTGCTATCGCAGCACAAGGTATCCAAGGTGAAATTGGCGCACAGGGCGAAACTGGTACACAGGGTATCACCGGCACACAAGGCATCCAAGGTATCACCGGCAGTCAAGGTACCATTGGAGTCAGCGACAAATATGCAACGACCAGCAGCACTAGCCTAACTATCGGTCTTGGTACTCAAAACCTGACGGTGGGTACAGGACTTTCATATTCAGTAGCCCAAGATGTAATCATTGCTTATGACATAAGCAATCACATGACTGGAATGATCGTATCATATGATTCCGGTACCGGTGCCATGGTAGTGAATGTGGACACCGTAATTGGTTCCGGCACCTATGCTGCCTGGACAGTGAATTTAAACGGTGCCGTGGGTATCCAAGGCACAACCGGCGCACAGGGTATACAAGGCATTACTGGAACACAAGGTATCACAGGAGCACAAGGTATTCAAGGCGTCCAAGGTAGACAAGGTATAACTGGTATACAAGGATTACAGGGTGTGTCTGGCGCTCAAGGCATAACCGGAGCACAAGGTATCCAAGGTATCCAAGGTATCACCGGAGCACAAGGTGCAGTTGGCACACAGGGTGCAATAGGAACTCAAGGTACAATCGGAACCCAAGGCATCCAAGGTATCACAGGCGCACAAGGCGCAATCGGTACACAAGGTACCACTGGTACACAAGGGATCCAGGGCATTGTAGGAACTCAGGGCACACAAGGTACTCAAGGTACAACTGGTATCCAGGGTATACAAGGTGTACAAGGCACCCAAGGCATCCAAGGTCCAATAGGTCCAAGCACTGCTATCAATGCCACCAATGTTACCACAGGCACATTTTATCCTGTGATGGTGGGCGCTGCTGGTAGTGATCAGACTGCTAATATTGACACCCTGGGATTATCATTTACCGCTACAGGTAATATCTTCAGCACTACAGGTAATGTGGTGTCTAACAATGTGATCACCACTAACAGTCTCACAGGGGCATTAGTGTCAGTATCAGGCAATATCACTGCTGCCAACCTCATACTCAACGGGACAGCAGCAGCAGGCAGTGGTGTGTTGATCGTGAGTGGTAATATACAGACCAGTTCTGCCAATGCCACAGCAAACATTGGCAATGCATCCAACTATTTTAACCGATTGTTTGCTCAAGCAACCACAGCACTTTACGCCGACTTGGCAGAGATGTACGAATCCGATGCAGATTATACACCGGGCACTGTGGTAAGTTTTGGCGGTAGCAAAGAAGTCACTTTGACACAGATATCCAGCGATCAACGAGTGGCAGGAGTTATTAGTACCCATCCAGCACACACAATGAATTCGGGCATACAAGGTGAATTCACAGTGGCAGTGGCACTCACAGGTCGTGTACCTACTTCGGTTATCGGCACTGTGGCCAAAGGCGATATGATGGTATCTGCTGGCAATGGCTACGCACAAGCCAGCGCCACTCCGGCTATGGGCACTGTGATCGGCAAGGCATTAGAAAACTTTGATGGCGAAAGTGGAATCATTGAAATCGTCGTAGGAAGAATGTAACGCCATGGCACAACCAGTCTGGATCACAGATGCAGGTAGTTTGGGCACAATACCGGAAGGTATTTTTTATCAGGTCCCTTTGTTGGCCTACGACCCAGCCGATCCCGAAGGCCGAAATGTTTATTATATAATGTTGGCCGGCGAACTACCCGCAGGTATACAATGCAGCCGAACAGGATTGATCTCAGGAATACCCAAGGCCATCGCTAGTTTGCAAGGTGTACCGTCGCCAGTTTCACGAGCAGTGATTAGTACATTTGCTGTTCGTGCGTATACCGAACGAGTTGTGAATGGTGTTGTGGTCGTTGATCGATTGGCCGACCGTACATTCAGTCTCACCGTCACAGGACAGAATCCACCGGTGTTTGTTACCCCTGCTGGTAATGTAGGTACCTTCTATGATGGATCACCTATTGATCCTATACAGATTGCTATTTCTGACAACGACCCGGCGGACACAGTGGTAGTATCTGTGGCCTCAGGAACACTTCCTCCTGGGCTCAGTATCAGTGCCCGGGGCCTTATCACTGGCTATATCATACCAGTAAATCCTATCACAGTGAATGGTGGATGGGATAGGACAGAACCCAATGTAGTAGCATGGGATCAATATCCATTTGATTTTGTGATCAACAGTCCCAACACAAACTATCAATTCACACTGGAAGTAACTGACGGTAAGGACAGTGATCTGCGTACCTATGAGATATATGTATACAGTAGGAGCACACTACAAGCCAGCACCACTGACATTGATGCAGACGACACATTTGTTGATGCATCACAAACTCCTGATTATCCTCCATTCTTGGTCAACTCAACTCCTAGCGACCTCGGTCGTATCCGATCAGATAACTTCTGGGCATATCAATTCCAAGGCCTCACATTTGGTGATTACACTATTGAATACTTGGAATACCCTGGACTAGGATTACAGTTACCCCCAGGCACCACATTAGATCCATTTACTGGATGGTTGTACGGGTATCTGCCAGATCTAGGCGCCACAGAAATCACATACAACTTTGCCATATATCTAATCGATACCGGTGATTCACAGATAAAATCCAACCCTTACTATTTCACAGTCACACTGACCGGACAAGTAGAGACCCAAGTGGTCTGGTTAACCGATGCTGATCTTGGCGACATCATCAATGGATCTACCAGTTTGCTTCAAGTGGAGGCTGTTAATGTTGGTGGGCGTAGTCTACAATATCGTCTGCGCCCGGGTGCTATCCCTCCTACCGATTATGTGCCCGGTGTGTACAACAAACTACCCCAAGGTCTTCAACTGTTACCATCGGGCGATATCGCCGGCAGAGTCAGCTTCAATACCTTTGCTGTAGATCTAGGCACCACAACATTTGACAAAGAACTGCGTACCACACTGATACAGAATCCACAAGAGACCACATTTGATACACAATTCACATTCACAGTAAATGCATATTCAGTTGATGGCTATGTGTCTGTGTTCAAGACATTCACAGTGAAAGTGCTGCGGGTGTACAACCAACCTTATGAGAATCTATATATCAAGGCCATGCCGCCTTACACAGATCGTGCATTGATAAATCAGCTTATACAGAATTCAGACATCTTCAAACCTGATCTCATATACCGACCACAAGATCCTAACTTCGGTATTGCTACTTCGGTGATATACAACCATGCTTATGGATTGACCAGTAGCACCTATGAATTGTATGTGAGCAGCCTATATGAAAACCACTATTGGAAGAATCTCATACTGGGCGAGATCAAAACAGCACAGGCCACTGATGCCCGTGGAAATGTGATCTACGAAGTGGTATACAGCGCCATACAAGATGATCTTGTGAACAACGATGGTATCAGTGTAAGCAAACAAGTCACATTGCCTTATCCAATCAACGCCGAAGACAGCACCGAAATCACTACAGTGTATCCCAACAGTTTGCCCAACATGCGTGATCAGGTAATAGATGTGGTAGGGCAGATAAGCAATCTATTGCCACTGTGGATGTTGAGCAAACAAAAAGATGGCAGAGTACTAGGATTCACCCCGGCCTGGGTCATCGCGTATTGCAATCCAGGTTGTTCAGGACAGGTGGCTTATAACATCCGTACACAATTCGGACAGCAACTCAATCTTGTGGATTTTGAAGTTGATAGATATGAACTGGATAGATTGCTCAGTGTAAATTGGGATCCGGTTGTGCCTAGCATGATATTTGATCCTGATTACACCGGTGACAATCTTGTGATATCCAATCGTGGCCTTAGTGTCAAAGCACCATCTAGTATTGTAGGGTATCCGTCATCGCTGACAACTCGTGCCATCAATCCCAACGAAAAAGTCATGTTCAGTGTGACCATAGATGTTTGGGCACCGTCTGTAGGAAATACCAGCATAGGCATTGCCAATCATTTATTTAATAATACAACTCAATATCTTGGTGAGGATTTAAACAGCATAGGATTTTGGGATGCAGGTGATTTATACATTGACGGCAATGTTGACAGCAGTGGATATCCTTCATTTGGATTCAATGGTGCCATAGTAGATGTGGCAGTGGATCGACTTCGCAATCTAATCTGGATGCGGGTGAATGGTGGACTGTGGAACAACAGTTCTTCAGCAAATCCTGCTACAGCCACCGGCGGAGTTGATATATCTTATATCTCTGGTATAGTATATCCGGGAGTGAGTCCGTATTATGCGTCCGGCACCGAAGGAAGAACTTCAATCAATACCACAGCACGATATTCTGTACCTCTTGAATTTGATTTCATTGGCGCTGAACAAGGCGCTTGGGTACCGCCCGCAGCAGAAACCACATTCGATCTGGTGCTACACTACGAAGTCACTACTATTGTTAACTCCGGTGTCAGTTATGTGATCGGCGACCGGATCTTGATCTTGGGCAGCAATCTTGGCGGGCAGGATGTGCTAAATGATGTGGTAATCACAGTACAAGATATAGACCCAATAACTGGTGCTATTACCATAATAAATCTCACCGGAACTGCGCCATTGTTCAGCGATGGTGAGACTTTTACCAATGTGTCTGGAACCAACATTATTGGGTCTGGCACAGGTGCTAGTTTTGATTTTGTGGTTGGATCTGGGGAAACAACCACATTCGATGCTACCAGTATGAGATTTGAAGCGCCAGTGGATATCTATACTGACACAGACGCATTCGATAAATATCTAGTATTTCCCCGTAGGAACATTTTAGTGTAGGAACAACTATGACCAGTGCAATTAACCCAAACGACATCGACGGCACATATCCAATAGCCGGACAAGATAACAACAGTCAAGGTTTTCGTGATAACTTCACCAACACCAAGACCAACTTTCAGTATGCAGCCAATGAAATCACGGATCTGCAGACCAATGTAGTGCTCAAAGCAGCACTTACCGGAACAACCCTGGACAACGACATGGGCGGAAGTCCATTGAGCAATGCCAACATCTCAGACTTCAGTGCTGTGGCAGCCATCTTAGGAACCTTGTCGGGCTCTGTGACCATCAATTATATCGCAGGACATTACCAGACTGTGACCACCGGTGGATCGATCTCGCTGTCATTTACAAACTTTCCAGCAGCCGGTAACTTTGGTGTAGTGCGAGTGCAGATCACAGTGAACAGCACAGCATACACTTTAACCCTGCCCGCAGCAGTGAGTGTGGGCACCAGCAACTTGCAAGGTTATAGTTCCGGCGTGATTACTTTTAACCGTGTAGGAACATACACATATGATTTCACTACCAGCGATGGCGGCACCACAATCAGTGTGTTTGATTGCAGCCAGAATCAGGATCCTATCTATCTGCCCAGCACACAAAATCTAGGCACTGGCAGCGGTTCGTTGGGTGCTATCAATCTTACCACTACAGCCACATACTTTGCTACCAGCGGTGGTGCAGCCACTGCTACACTGGCAGCAGGTTACAATGGGCAGATCAAGACTATCATGATGGCAGCCGACGGTGGCGACATGGTAGTCACAGTTACCAATGCTGGTTGGAAATCATCGGGCACAGGATCTATCACATTTAATGATATCGGTGATGGCGTTACCTTACAGTACATCAATTCCAAATGGTACTGTGTAGGAAACAACGGAACAGCATTCGCCTAATTGACTTGACTTCCATTGGCGATTGCTGTAAAATACAACAGCAAGGAGTCGCATGGAACATCCGTTTATCAACAACTTAGAGGATTTGACCCTGGAGCAACTGGGGTCAAAGATCTCTGAACTTCACAAAAAACTCAGCATAGCCCACAGGATGGGCAATGGATATCTCTGCGATCAGATCCGTATGGCCATAGAAAGCTACAACGGAAAATACCAACAAAAGATGCAGGCACTGTCTGCACCCAAACCTGGTGACACCGACTCATTTAACGACAAGATTGATATATCATGAATGTAAGATTAGAATATGACATGAACTGGCGAGCAGCCATTTGGTTTGAAGATCGTTTGCAGATCAATGACTACTCGGCAGAACTGAGCATACACACCAATACCATGGACCACCAAGATCATGTGACCTGCATGGCTCGATTAAATCACTTTGTGTATCATGAACTCACTAATACTGTGTTCATCAAACAGGACAATCAAGAACAACTTAAGGCTCTGGCAGCGGCCGGAATCAAAGTGACCACATTGCCTGAGGAACCCATTGACCAGATCATTGGTATTGCGCTATACTGCAAACTCAATGCTATTCTTGAAGAACGAATGATCGTGACCAATGTCACAATACAGAGCCTGTTGGGCGACAATGTGCGATACTTGCACAGCAATCAAGAGAGCCTAGGACCATGCAGTGATGCAGGTTGGTGGACTGATCCCGGCCCGGTACACAGCAATTTCAAACCATCAGCAGGCGGCAAGCGTGTGGTTAAGATCAATAGAACACCCACATGGCGCGATATGGATCTTGGATGGAGTGGTTCAGAAGAACCCAAGAACGAAACAAACACCGTGGTATTTGCCAAGTTTCCCACAGATGAAAACTGATCACCTTGGACAGATGATCTTCTCAGAAGATGATTGTGTGAACATGCTCATGCGTGGCCAGAGCATACATGTGAATGGTATGTTGGTCGATGCCACCGTGGATCTGGAAACTGCTGCGTTAATGTTGGAGGATGTTCCAACATTTATACGATACAATGAACTAGTCGTGCAGGCCATGTCTGTGGAAGATTTTGATCATCGGAATCAAGGTCGATGGCTCATGCCCGACGAATACAAACAATTGGACATCGCAGAATATGTTCTGAGTCTATGTGAATCCGAAGCAGCATTACAGCGTGTAGGCGAAGAACTGTTGCTGTATCAGGCACGAGACTTGTTTGACCTTTTGAAATATCTCAAGTTCTTAGTAGATGTGATGCAAAAAAACAATCTAATCTGGGGTGTAGGTCGTGGTAGTTCAGTGGCCAGTTATGTGTTGTATCTGTTAAAGATCCACAGGATTGATAGTCTGCACTACAATTTAGACATCGCAGAGTTCCTGCGTTAAATATCTCAAGGAGCAAATTATGACAAAGAAAGTTTATAGAACTGCACAAGGCAAACTTGTGGATCTTGGTGCATTGGAAGTGCAAAACGAACATGTTCGGGCTGTTGGCAATATGAATGTCAACGCTCGTGGAGACAAGTTGGATGCAGATGGTAATGTGATCTCCACTAGATCACAGCAGGTAAATCGCAATCTCAATCGAACCACAAACACCGCAGCTGGACCTATTCCTACCAGCAGCCGAGCACAGAAAGAAGAAGATTCTGCTGCTATCAAGGCAGCCGAGCAAGAGAAAATAGAAAAGGCACGAGCACAGCGACAGGCTGCTAGAGAACAAGGCATGGCACCACCTGTAGAACAACCCGCAGTAGGACTGGCTGCCGCCATGGCACGAGCAGCAAAAATCAAAGACGAGGAATAAATGACCAAACTAGCATATCAACCACATCAGATCAAGCGCCATCAACTGCAACCACTGAAAGACTCAGTGATCGTAAGTGACATGATATTCGATGCCCGTATTACTACCAGTGGTATCATCCTGCCCAACGACAATGGTAAGAGCACCGGCATCCGACCGCGTTGGGGACAAGTGTATGCGGTAGGGCCCGAGCAACAAGATGTTGCAGTAGGGCAGTGGATCTGTATCGAACATGGTCGTTGGACTCGTGGAATCGATGTGGAAGATGAATCGGGCAAGGTCACCCTGCGCCGTGTGGATCCTAAAGATATCATGATGATAAGTGATGACAAACCCAACGATGACACATTCTCCACTGCCATCCATGTGGAAGCCAAACCCGAGTGGATGCAGCACAATTGATCTTCAATCATATCAAACAACTCAAGGCCGAGGGCAAACGCATCGGCATCACCTTCTCAACTTTTGACATGCTACATGCTGGCCACATCGCCATGCTGTCAGAAGCCAAGAATCACTGTGACTACTTGATTGCAGGCTTGCAGACTGATCCCACAATAGATCGTCCTACAGAAAAGAACCCACCGGTGCAGAGCATAGTGGAACGCCAGATACAACTGGCTGCTTGTCGCTATGTGGATGAAGTGGTGGTATATCAAACTGAAGAGGATCTCGTGGATCTGCTGTTGATACTGCCCATAGATGTGCGTATCCTGGGCGTGGAATATCAAGGCCTAGATTTTACTGGTCTGGACGAATGCGCGAGTCGAGGCATTGAACTGGTATTCAACAGGCGTGATCATTCATTCTCCAGTTCAAGCCTGCGTCGCAGAGTGGTAGCGGCCGAAGTAGAACGCGGACTCACTCAAAAGTAAAAAGGATTATATGGAAATTCAACCCAAAGACACCAGCCGCGGACATTTTTATGTCAGCATTGCGAAGAGTTTTATCCGGATATTCGCCGGCATGGCACTGATCGATGGCAGTTTGATCATTGCCGGAGTGAGTTTTATCATAGCCGAACTATTAGGCATTGTTGAGGAACTAGTGTAAAATGATTGATCGAGAAGCAGTAAACAATCGTATGGATGAACTCATGAAACCTATCGATCGCCAGATCATGATGAGCGACAGCAGAGAAGAATTGCTGATGATAGCCTGTGCAATGATGCAACGCACCACTGAGATATTTGAAGCCGAACTCGGCGTTAACGGTAGAAAACAAATGTACAAGGATTGGGTATGAAACAGTTGTGGGTAGAGAAATATCGTCCAAACAAAGTGGACGGCTATGTGTTTGTAGACGAAGCACAGCGTGAACAAGTTGAATCCTGGATCCGAGACGGAACCATTCCACACTTGTTGCTGAGTGGTGCAGCAGGCACAGGCAAGACCACACTGGCCAAGGTTCTGATCACGGAACTGGGTGTGGACGAATACGATGTGATGTATGTGAATGGATCCAAAGAAGGTCGTAAGATCGAATGGGTGGACAAACTGATCTCATTTGTGCAGACCATGCCATTTGGCAAGTTCAAAGTGGTCTTGATCGACGAAGCAGACTACATGAACAAAGAATCAGTACAGCCTGCACTACGCAACTTGATGGAAGACTACAGCAGCACAGTGCGATTCATCATGACTTGTAACTATCCACACAAGATCATTGATCCCATCCACAGTCGCTGTCAAGGTTTCCATATTACCAAGACTGATCACACAGAATTCACTGCCCGTGTAGCCACTGTGCTGGTAGAAGAGAACATGGTGTTTGACTTAGATGTACTAGACACTTATGTCAAAGCCACATATCCTGATCTGCGTAAGTGTTTGAATCTTGTACAGATGAACTCACAGTCGGGCACATTGAGCCCGCCTAGTGCCACAGACAAAGCAGCCAAGGATTGGAAACTGGACTGTGTGGACATGTTCAAGCGTGGGCAGATCCGTCAAGCCCGGACTTTGCTATGCCAAAGCTCTACCCCAGAGGAAGCGGAAGATGTGTTCCGTTGGATGTATGACAACTTGGATCTCTGGGGTAAGACCGACGAGCAAAAGGATCAGGCTGTGGTGATCATCCGCAATGGTATCGTGAATCACAACTCAGTGGCCGATGTAGAGATCAACTTGAGTGCTACGCTGATTGAATTAGCAAACATAAAATAAAATTTTATTTGTGTTTATCGACTAAATGACACAGCACTCGGCTGATGGCTCGGTGGCTGTTTAATCCAAATGTGTCAGGGTAAGTTGGTAATGATTGATCTAGATGAAATTTATTATATATACTGATTTCACTGATCACACTGCGTGGTAGAGAATACTGTATGTTATCCCAATAAACATAGATCACATGATGATTTTTACATAGCTCATTGATCTGATCAAAATAATCTAAAAATCGTCTTATTGCCCAATCAGCGTCGAGATTGGTTTTTACCTTACCACAATCTCGATATCGATCCAGATTGTTTATCTGGATTAAAAATACATCATCACTATCTCTTTTGATCATGTTATTTAAATTCTGCAGGTGATCATGATTTTCATGCAGATAACATCCAAACGAGCAATTGTTTAGATCAAGATTTAAGTGATGTGCAAGTTGACTGACAAATGTATGCTGCTGGTTTAGTCCCAGGCCAAATGACAAAGTATTTCCTATCACATTCAAGCATCTACCATCATGTTTTTGCGATCTGAATCCACGCGAATCAAAAGAATAGCTCACTGTGTTGGTATTGTCTGGACCAAACTGTGTCACCGTGGTGTCGGCCAATTGTTTCATGTGGTCAGGGACAAACCATTTTTCCATGACAGAATTTCCTTGAGTATTGCTGTTTGTTGATTTTTTATCACCGGTTGATTGCCTAAGAATTTCTTATAAAAATTTTGACTGTTTTTTTCTTTATAAATTTCATAAACCTCATGCCATTTATCTAACCGAGATGAATCAATTGATATTTCTAGATAGTCAAACAACTTATAGATATGCTGGTCAAGAGTTTCAAACATGCTGGTGTAATCTAACATGTAAAACTGATTGTCTATGGTGGGTTGATAGTATCCTACAAGCATTTTGTGGCAATCAGTTATGACTTTTTTCACCGTGGTGTTATCATATTTTACACTAAGCTCACTTACTAGCTGTAGGACACTATTTTTTTCTTCTGAATTATTATGTTCTTCCTCTAATACTATGCAAAACCTTGACAAGATTTTTTCACCATGGATCAATGGATTAAAAATTATTTTTCTTCCTGGCAAAGATACTATATACTCATAGTGAGATTGTGAGTTAGGAACTACATAAACAATACTGTGTTTGTGACCCGATGACAATAAACTTTTTGATTTTTCAAACCTCAAATGATCTTTGATATTTTTGTGTGCAACGGCTCCTTGAAACGGATCACTGGGCACTGGATACAAGATTCCATCCAATGTTTGATAAAAGTCATCTCCTCGTAAAAAAGAAATTGTCCAATTTAAAAAAGAAAATCCGCACCCTGCTGGACCAATTGTTAAAATCATTATGAAATAATATGCGCTATCTTTTATTTACCTACTACAAAAAGCCCAACGGGCAAATTGACGAAACCACGGCCGTGGCCCGAAATCTCAAAATGCGTGATCACCAAACAGCCAGTGTGATCTTGGACTTCAAAAAACTTGCTGTGGTCAAAGCACAACTAAACGGCGTAAGTGTTCCTAAGGATTTCAACCGTATTGTTGAATACTACATGCAGCACTACGAAAACATCATCAAGCGACTATTTAAAGAAAATGGATACGAAATTGAACTTACAAAACCTGAACAAGAACAACATGATCCTAGTTGATGCCGATGGCGTATTGCTAGACTGGGCCGGGCACTTTGATGAATGGATGGTCAGTCACGGCCATGAACTACAAGATCCCAATGCATACTTTATCGACCAACGCTTTGATGTGACTTACAACATGAGTCGTAACTGTGTGAAGCAGTTCAACGAATCTGCTACCATTGGATACTTAGATGCATTAAGAGATGCTCAATGGTATGTGCGTAAATTGCACGAACGGCATGGCTACACATTTCACTTGATCACCAGTCTCAGTCGAGACCGGTATGCCATGCGAGCAAGGGAAGCAAACATCCGTCGCTTGTTTGGTAAAACTGCATTCAGTCGCTTTGTGTTCTTGGACACAGGTGCAGACAAACATGAAGCACTAGCAGAATACAAGGACTCAGGTTGCTGGTGGTTGGAAGATAAAGTGGAAAATGCCGAAGTGGGCTTGGATTTTGGATTACGCTCAGTGCTGATGGCACACGGGTATAACGAGAACTATCAAAATCCCCGTATACCCGTGGTCCAAGACTGGCATGGTTTCTATCAGTTAGTTATTGATCATAAAGAGCCAGTACCTTTCCGATAATTGGGTGGCGTTGTATGTCTCGTCCGTTTAGCCTGCAAACAGCCATTCCTGTGACTGGGTAGTGCTCTAAGCGTGAGCAGAGATCTAACAAACCGTTTTGTCCTCGGGCTCTATCAGCTTGTTCCACATCTCCAGTGACCACGATGCGTGATTCAGTGCCTATGCGACTCAGCAGCATTTTCATCTGTGCTGGCGTGGCGTTCTGCATTTCATCGGCGATGATCCACGCATGTTTAAATGTGCGACCTCGCATGTAAGCCAAGGGTGATATTTCGATAGTGCCATCGTCTATCATGGCTGCAATTTCAGGCGGGCGATAGTATTCACGCAATACATCCAGCAAGGGACGAGTCCACGGCTCCATCTTGGCAACGAGATTCCCGGGTAAGAACCCGTGCTGTTCGTCTTCTACGCCAATGGCCGGTCGTGTTAGGATGATGCGTTTTGCTTCACCTGATCTGAACGCTTTCACAGCAGCCAACATGGCCAGGTAGGTTTTACCTGTGCCTGCGGGTCCAACTGCGACCACGATACTTTGATCTGTGTTGAGTAGATTTAGTATGAGATTTTCTTGATTTCTTGATTTGGGGATGAGTTCTATAGGTCTTTGTCGCTGCTTGGGTTGGTTAAAAGGAATTGTGTTTTCTACCATGATTTGTTTTTGTATTTGGGCTTTGGCCCCTCTTTGTCTACTCAAGTGTGTTTCTCCTAGTTAAGTTACCTTTCGATAACACGAATATTTAGGCCTGTGCCGTCTGAAATCTATGTATCGAAATTTCAGAAGATCCTGGGGTAAGTATTAGGCTTTGCGGAGAGAAATCAAAGCAAACCAGTTCTAGTCTCTTGCCATAAATATCCGTATGGACGAAAATATCTTTAAGAACCATCAAGACTACTGGATGGTGGCCGACAACATCCGTGATCTGTACCTGTCAGAAGGTAGTTTGCTCACACTGTTGGATTTTGAGCGTGTGCTAGACGAACTGGATATGTACGCATTCCGGAACTGGAATCGCGGCGAACTGGTTCAAGGCCCAGACATCGGCAAATACAAGGTCACCTGCATATTCATGTGGCCCGAGAATCTCATGCCTGATCCCCGCGGTGGACGCAGATTGTTGCCCTTTGACTGTGATGTAAAGTACAAAAAAGTAGACATGAAAATCCCTATCAAGGTCACAGAACCCAGTGACTACGAAGCAGGCACGCATATCGCTAGATTGATAACTAAAAAAGTATGGTTAGTAGAAATTACCATGCCCAAGAACTTGATAGCAGACATACGCACAGGCAGTATCGATCTAGAAGGTGAAGAGATTGATCTAGCAGATCTCGACGACGCTTATGCAGAAGATATCGACCAAGATCAATACAAAAATGAAGAGAGCGCAAATGCAGCACAACAACAACTTCAACAACCAGCAGCAGCCCCAGGTGCACCACCGCCAGCTTAACGAAGGCCTGGGCTACAAAGATATGGAGGGCATGATGAAGCCCACTATCCATATCGACGAGTTCTCGAGCAAGATGGGCGAAGATGCCGATGTGATCGTCGTGAGCTTCTTTGTGCGTGATAAACAAGCAGCCAAAGATCTCATGCATTGGTTTGAAAAGGGCTATGATTTTGTGCTAGATGCCGATACCAGCCCGGGTGAGATCAAACCCAATCGCTATCTAGTATACATTGAGATGCGTAGACGCAATGCTGCTCCTAGACAGATCGAGGAAATCCTGGACGATCTTGGTACACTCACAGAGTATGATAGCTCTGATGATTGGACCATGGTCTACAAAAAGAAACGGCACGATTGGAGCCCGGAAACTTTTGCCAAACTGGTACCACTCACGCCCAACGAATATCGTGAACGCACCGAAGGTGACTTAAATGAAATGCGTATTGCTGCCGGGCTAAATGTCAAGCCAATCTATACCACTGTGAGCCCGGATCTACAAGCTCTGCAATCAGCAGCAGGTATACTATAATTTGGTGTAAACAAAATACAATCGATCATTGGCATCACGCTTGAATGTGTCCAAACGCAGATTGTAAGTTTCCGCAAACTCATTTACTACTTCAAAGCACCAGGGGAATATGTCCACATACGGCCCTGTTTTGTGTGTGATACCTGGATTGGCCCGCAGATAAAACTTCCCACCTGACTTCAGTAAATCCACGCAGTGACTGAATCGCTGCTCAATGTCCGATCTACTGTTGAAGTTGATTGACCCTAGCGCAATGATCACATCGTGGCTCGCTGGTTTTACTCGATATTCCAGAATGTCCACTTCATAATCAGCACAGTTATTGTAAGGATCAATACCCACAAGATTGTGTATACGGCCTTTGAATGGGTGATACCCGCAGCCCACATCTAGCACTGATTGGGGTTCTAGCGCATTGACCTCGTCCACTAGACTCCACCCTGTGTGTTCGTAATCACCGGTCCTGGGTTTCCAAATTTCAGCAAAGAACCTATGTGTGTAGCGTTCACTGAGATCATCCACGATTTCTCGCAGCGTGCCACGATATTCACAGGGCAAACTGAGCTCGGCTTCTACAGCATCTTTGAACTTGCGATAGCGAACAGGGGTCCAGGGCAACTGATCTACTTGGGTTTCTTCAGTGATAGAAATTTTGCTATACTTGGGCAAAATAAACGCACTCTGCAAATTTTTTGTGATTAGGGAGAAAATTTTTGTGTTCATATAAAATTTTTGGTAAATAACTTTGATTTCAAACATATTTAAGGAGAAGTTATGAACATCAAAAAAATACTAGCAACTTTGGTTCTTGTGCCCGCAATAGCATTTGCCTGGGAACCCACAAAACCCGTCACAGTGATCGTGGGCAATACCCCCGGTGCAGGCAACGAGATAGCGTTTAGGAAACTGGCTGAGATCGTTCAAAAGACCAATCCCAAGGTTAGCTTTGTAGTTGAGAACCGCCCGGGTGTGGATTCGGCATTGGCCAACAACTACTTTCTAACACAAGCACCGGATGGACACACAATCAACTTGCCAAGTCACATGAGCAGTTATGTGACCAATGACATCTGGGAAAAGAGTGTGAAGAAATACAACTACGATTCATTTGTAGATGTGTTGACCATGGGCAAATCACCTCTGGTGCTAGTGGCACATCCTAGCAGTACAGTAAACACCCCACAGGATTTTGTCCGGTTGATCAGCACTACCACACGCCCAATCAATGTGGCACTAGGCGGCGGCGCACATAGAACAGCATATGAATACTTGATGGACCGCGGCAAAGGTAACAGACAGCAGGTGCAACCTATCAAATTCAACGGTCCCATGCCAGCGGTAGTAAGCGTGGCATCCTTTGATCCTAAAAATGGTGGAACTGAATTTGGCATCATGCCCATTGCTGTGGCCCGTGCTCTGGTAGAAGGCGGCAAAGTCAAACCCATTGGATTCACTGGCACACAACGGATGCCGCAATTCCCTACAGTGCCCTTGCTGAAAGATGTAGCACCCGGTATCAATGTGTATGCCGCGTGGAGCATCCAACTGCCACCCAACACGCCCAAGGACATTGTAGAATGGTATCAGAAGAATTTCAGTGCTGCTGTGCGTAGTAAGGAATATGCTGAATGGAGAGAACTCAATGTGGTGTTCTACGAAGAAGATGAGCTCACACCTGCAGGCCTGCGTCGACACATGGACGAATTACGAGCCTCCTTTATTCCTGTGCTGAGTCGAATTGATTTAAGTAAAGAGTGAAATATATCTTTGTAGCCGGCGCTCCAGGCTCTAAATGGAGCAGCGTAGTAAAGAATATCTACTACAGTCCCGACATTGATTCAAGCGATTATTCCAATGCTAGGACTTATTATCACGACGCCAGTGGGAAAATGGAACTCATGCATCTAGGCGCATATTTTGATCCGGGCATGGAGTTTGGCAGCTTCTTCCATAGGCTACAGGAGCATGGGTGGTTTGAATGTGAAACAGAATTCGATCGGCCATTCGCCGGCACAGGTGTACGCATTATCAAAAGTCATGTGTTTGCCGACAATATCGATTACATTAAACGGACCTGGCCCGATTGCCCTGTTGTATTAGTACACAGACCCGACGATGCTTGTTTAGGTTGGTGGGTCAAATGCGGCCATTTCGATATCACATATCCTGACTATCACGGATATTACAAGAATTTAAAAACAATGGCCCAGATCATCCAACGGCAGAACCGTGGTATCATTGCATCGTCAATGATATATCCGGGCAAGAATCCATTGACAAATCTTCAATTATGCACTATGTTGGGCATAGAGCCGCCGCCTGCGGACTATTCGCAGGATTATGGACAATCAGATGTAAGGGTAACAGTTATATGAAATCAAATTGGGAAGAATCAAAGAAACGCAGTAGATACCATTTTGATCCGCAGCGTAGAGATCAAGCACATGAAGTGATTGAACACTTGGGTCGTTTGGCTCCTATATGGTTGGATGACATCGACGAGATCGTCGCCGACTCAAAACCCGCTACCTGGGAAACTCGAGGCTACAAAGGTGAAGGCGTGCTGCCACCTAGAGAAGATCTACTAGCAGAAGAATACGACCTCATCCAGGCAGGCATGGCAGTGAATACCACTATCACACACTTGAACTGGCATTTACCACCTAGCCTGCAACTCATAGCTGATCAATTTGGCCTGGATGATGCCATGTATAGGATACATGTGCAGAGACCCGGCGAAGTATGGAATCTACACATCGACAAACTGCAAAAATGGAATCCCGACGCCTGGAACAATGTGCTCAGAGTATTCATACAACTTACAGACTGGCAACCTGGGCAGTTCTGGGAATACGGCAACTATCACTGGAATCAATGGCGTGCTGGAGATGTGAGTACATTTGACTGGCACAACATTCCGCATTGCACCGCTAATGCAGGCTATCATCCCAGGGTCACATTCCAACTCACTGGCTGTATCACAGAAAAGACTAGAGAATTCTTAGAAGTATTAAAATACCCTAATTATCGGACCAAAAGAATTTCAGACATTTTAAACAACCGATGAAAACTATACTAATACTTACAGGCCCGCAAGGCTCCGGAAATCATTTATGGTCCAAGATATTTGCCCTACATCCACAGGTAATAGGATGGCAAGCATTGTTAACGGAATATTGGATCGGGCACGACCAAGAACCATTTGCGCCTTATTGGCAGGATCCCTCACAATTAAAATATTATCGCTGGGCACAAAGCGATTGGTTTGTGACTTCAATGAGTGTGCCTTACATGAACAATGGAGAAGCCACTGTGCCTGATTTCCGAAGTTTTGTGCGCGAAGTACAGAACCTCGGACACAGGGTAAAGTTTGCTATAATTGGTCGCGATCAAAACATAGTGAGAATGCAGGAAACCCGAGTTCGTGGCGCACCTACTGTGGATCAAGCTATAGCAGCATATGATCAACTTGCAGCGCCGGTGTTTCTCAGTTATGAATTATTGCATCTTTATGGTCGGAAATATCTAGAAAGTGTGTCGCAGCAGTTGGGATTTCCTATAGCTGCCGGAGATCCACGCTTAGAAACCATCATGGACGAAGATACCAACAGTAAATATTTCAGCCCCATCAAGCATCATCCCACAGATGATCTTGCTCAACACTCTTCAAGGAAATGGCAATGAACGCACAGAAAATACTCATAATGGGCCTACCGGGCTCGGGCAAAACATATCTTGCCACGGCATTGAAACTGTATCTAGAAACAAACAGCAGCATAAAGACCATGCCCATGTATCGTAGTGTGAACATGGAACATGCTCCTGTGACATATACTTCTCAAGTGGATTGGTTCAATGCCGATGAGATACGCAAACGCTACAATGACTGGGATTTCAGCAGAGAAGGACGCATACGCCAAAGTCTACGCATGGCTGAGTTTGCGCTAAAATGCACAGGTGATTATGTGATCTGTGACTTTGTTGCTCCCTTGGTGGAACAGCGCAACAACTTCAAAGCCGACTGGACCATTTGGATGGACACAATTGATGCTGGCCGTTATGCGGACACCAATCAAGCGTTTGTACCGCCGGAAGTTTATGATTTCCGCATCACAGAACAAAATGCAGATCGATGGGCAGAATTCATTGGGCAACACATATTAGAAAATCGCCGCAGACCCACATTTGATTGGCAAAAAGAAACTGTGCAGATGCTGGGTCGTTGGCAACCTTGGCATGCAGGCCATAGAGCATTGTTTGATCGTGCTATTGCCAAAACTGGACAGGTTGTGATACAGGTGCGTGATTGTCAAGGTTGGCAAGGATCAAATCCTTTTGCTATAGATCAAGTGAAGAATAATATACGCAGAGATCTGGACCCTTTGTATCAAGGTCAATACGAGATACAAGTAGTGCCCAACATTGTAAACATCACTTACGGGCGTGATGTAGGGTACCGAATTGAACAAGAAACATTTGATGACGCCACACACGATATCTCGGCCACCAAGATAAGAGCGAGCATGGGTTTGAAATAATAAATATCTGCATGTGGATCTTACATCTTTTACCAGACGCACTGATCGCCTGGGTTGTTAACTTAGTTTTGATAGCCGGCGCGGTAGTCACTATAGCCGGCTTCTTTGTGCGGTTCATTCCTTTTGTGAATACCTATCGAATCCCTGTGCAGATCACAGGCATACTACTGCTCACGATTGGTGTATACTTTCAAGGCGGTTATACCACAGAGATGGCCTGGCGCGAGCGTGTGCGCGAAGTAGAAGCCCGACTAGCAGTAGCAGAAAAGCAGAGTGCAGAAGTCAACACAGAGATTGTGACCAAGGTAGTCACACAGACCAAGATAGTAAAAGAACGCGGTGATGACATAATAAAGTATGTGGACCGTGAAGTTGTGAAGAATCAGGAAGTGATTCGATTTGTAGAGAATTGCCCTATTCCTGAAATAATCATCAACACACACAATGCTGCTGCATTGAATCGCCCTGTTGAGGAAAAGAAATGAGAATAATATTGTTGGGGTTAGTATCATTGTTGGCCGCATGTTCCACTGCTGTACCACTCACACAGAGTTTTCCAGAAGCGCCGGCCATGCTTAAAGAAAAATGCCCTGAATTAAAAGTCATAGTAGGTGAACGGGTCAGCATAGTGGATTTCACAAAAACAGTGAGTGAGAATTACACGACCTATTATCAATGTGCAGGAAAACAACAAGCCTGGACGGATTGGTATGAACAGCAAAAGAAAATATGGGATGAAGCGAGATAGTCAGTGCAAGATCTAAATCTGTTTTATTCAGGTGGATCAGGTGGGTTTTTGTTGTTACATTTGTTGTTGCTGTCAGGCCGATACCATGTGGTATTTAAGAACAATGTACCAATGCCCACAGCATTAGCCAATCAATGGAAAATCACCTGTCACGAATCGTGGAAGAAATCAGAGACCTGGCCCGACAACGAAAAAACATTTCACAGTGACAGTAAATTAACAAAGATTTATTTTTACTGTAATCCGGAAGCAGAATACACGCCGGACAATGTTGATTATCACGGCAAGTTTGGAGAATACAGTGATTACAATGTTGGACTGTATACTGATTATTCTTCACAGACCCTGTTGGCAAAATACAAAAAAGCATTGTATTTTAGTAAAACAGACACAGTGAAAAATCAGAAGTTTTCTACTTTCAGAAAATTATTAAAGACTTGGCAAACACATTACGATAATGTACGAGGCCCTGGTTGGCCCGAGTGCAAAAGTTTTACAAAAATCAACCGATTGCCCGCGGCAATAAAACAGGAGTTAATGGACAACCCGCATACTCAGTACTTCCTGGATTTTGAATACCACAGTGATTATCAAGGGCAAGAAGTTTGTCTGGAAGTTTTGCCATTCCTAAAATCAGCCAATGTGACTGTGAAACTTCAAGATCTAGTGAATCACACAGAACATGTATTAAATCAAGTATTTGAGATTGATCTGATCAATGATCAGCAAAAAAGTCTAGTGGAACATTGGAAAACATTGCACCCCACGAGCATGCTGACTGCACTGGGAATTATACCAACAGATAGATAAGTATTGTAACAAGGAGACAACAATGAGCAATTCAATTCTAACATTGAATCAATTAAAACAAATGGTCAAGAACCCACATATCGACCATTGGTACGAAGCCATTGATCAATTGTTGCCCGACTACGATATCAACACACCCAAGCGTGTAGCAGCATTTATTGCACAATGTGCTCACGAGTCAGGCAGTTTTGTGTTCATCAAAGAAAACCTTAATTACAAGGCCGCCAGTTTGATGAAGACATTTGGCAAGTATTTCCCCACACAGGAACTGGCTGCACAATACGAAAAGCGTCCGGAAAAGATCGCCAACAGAGTGTATGCCAACAGGATGGGCAACGGAGACGAAGCGTCAGGAGATGGATATCGTTTCTGTGGCCGTGGACTGATACAGTTAACTGGGCGTGACAACTACACATTCTTCGCCGGCAGTCTTGACATTCCTGTGGAAGAGGCCAGTGAATATCTGGCCACATTTGAAGGTGCTGTACAAAGTGCCTGCTGGTTCTGGGAGACCAACAACTTGAATCGATTTGCTGATGTGGGCGATATCAAAGGACTCACACGGGCCATCAATGGTGGATACATTGGGTTGGAAGATCGCATCAGCCATTATGAACATGCATTACATGTGATGGGAGTGTGATGTGGGAGTAGTGGTTGGCCCAGGAATATCAGTAGGTGCCGGGATCAACATCGGCGGTGGGTTTGCGCC